CATTTTGTTATAGGGTGGGCTGAGGAGATTCAAAATAAAAGACTAACTTAGCTCTATGAAAAAAATAGACATGGGAGACTATGTACTCCTTGCAGGTAGAAATGCTACAGAAATATTTGATCATTACAATGTATCAGAAATGCATGGTCTTAACCTTGCTGATGCCAAGTCAGAAGAAGTAGATAAGACTGTTGGTAATGGGGTTTATATTTATGGATGGACTAACTATGACCCGGCTGATAAGAAACTTACTGCAAAGGATCCATACAAACCATTCCTGTTTATTAACCTTGGTACTTTTACCAAGTATTCCCCTACAGAGAAAGCTACAGCTGTTATGCATGAGACCATGCACATGAGTATCTTACTAAATAACTGGAACATCAAGGATAAGGAAGAAGAGGTTATTGGTTATGCTGAAGAACAAGCTAACAAGATAATTGATAAGTTAGGATTTAGTTTTAAGGAGCAACCTAAGAAAGGGTTTTTTAAAAAATGAAAGTATATAAAGGTCCCGGGGGTATATTACTCTTGGGACTTTTTGTATATTTGTAGTGTCACTTATAAAAGATTGTCAATAATTTGACATTGCAAATCCCTTGGTATTTATATCAGGGGATTTTTGTATATTTGGTTTTGAAAAATTATCGTTACAAGCTAGGTAAGGAAGTGTCCCGGGAAAGTTTTTTCTTGGGACATTTTGTTTATAGAAAAATGTTTGTATATTTGATCTGTTCAAGTTAAGAATTAAGTTAATTGTTTCTGAAAGTCCCAGGTCTCCCACCTGGGATTTTTGGTTTAAAAAAGTTTCTTATATTTGTGATACCAACAAACTGTAATATGGAAGAAAAAGTAATGCTCTCTTTGATAGAGAAAGAAGAAGGACTTGAAGTCCGAGTTAATGAAGCTGCCTATGGTAATCTTGCTGTCATAGGTTTATTAGAGAGGATTAAGTTTAATCTTCTGTCTGATCTACCTGAAGAGGTCACTAGTCAGAATCCTAAGAAGTCTGAGTCTAAGCCTAAGTATGATGCGTAAGTATGTAAAGAAACCTGTAGTAGTTGAAGCACTACAATGGACAGGGGAAAATACAAAGGAGATTGTGGCTTTCTGTACTGAGTGTTTTAGCTATCAAAAGAATGATGTAAACATTCTGGTGATTAATACTCTAGAAGGTACCATGAAAGCTTCAATAGGAGACTATGTGATTAAGGGGATACAAGGAGAGTTCTATGCATGCAAGCCGGATATCTTCTTATTGACCTATGATGATGTAACAAATTAAAATCAACAATATGAAACCGTTTCAAAAATTAAGAGGTAGAACTATTCTACTTAATGTTCCTAAGAGAAAGGAATCTGCTATCCAGTTAAGTGCTAAGGATGAGGAGGCAATCATGCAGGAAGCTGTAAAGATGTGGAATAAACTTACAGTGTATGCAATAGGAGACAAGGTAGAGGAAGTAAAAGAAGGTGATGAAGTATACATCCGTACTAGTTCCTTGAATATGGAGCTTGTAGAAAGAATTGATATTGACGGGGAAGTTAAGCTTGTCCTTAATGAGGGAGATGTAATTATCATCTGGTAACTTTCCCTACATAAGGGACTAAACCCCTAAAAAAGACTACAAATACTTGCATTTACAAAAAGCTTTAGTATATTTACAGATACTAATAGACTCATTATGATGACAAAGCTTGTAGTTTTAATTGTTGGAATAGCTCTTATATTGTTCTTGTTCTTAGTTAACAATGCAATGAGTAAGCCTATTTACAACAAGATGCATAATATGTGGCAAGATGATCCAATTGGTAGACAATATGCTCAGATGACTATTGTTGTTATGTTGATCATTGCCTTTGTCCTCGGTGCTGTTGTTCTCTGATGTACCTTGTTTTGACGCAATAAAAGAATCCTCAGAATTATTTCTGGGGATTTTTTTTATTCAGAAATTTTTTGTATATTATAGTATATCTATTAAAAATAAAAGTCATGGACATTTTAAATTTTATCTCTTGGATAAAGGGAAAACGCAGAATTAAAACTGCACCAAAAGGATCATTACTTGCAGTAGGTGTACCTACAGTTGCACGAGATGACAGGTATATAACAGGAGCAATGACATTAGGTGATGCTACACAATCAGGTAATATTGGTAATACTAAACATTATGAGTTAGATAGAGCAGCTACTGATACTGTAGTAGTAGATACTCCACGTGGTATTATTGATATCATACGTATGGGATCATCTGCTCCTTTAACTCCTGGTCCAGCTTATGCTACTTCAGTTTCTTTTCGTATTGATAATTTAGGTTTAGATCTTACTCTAGCTAATAGAGATAATATATATGTACAGTATTCTGTATATTACAAAAACACTATAACTGACAATGCTATTCCACACTTAATTGCTACAGGAGCTACAACTGGATTAGATTTTAATCTTTATAATGCTAATCCTGCAGTAGCCGGTGCTAATAACTGGGATGGTGACTTGTATGTATACTTTGAACTTTATACAATCAATTAATAAAGTATGGTAAAGTTTTTCCCAGTATCTCCAGATCCATATCTTAAACAAGATAATGATATGGCACCAGCAAAGTTTGGGCATTTAAATGCTATACTTGCTAACATACGTAGAGAATTTTCAGACAATTCTGCAGCTATTGCTGGAGGATTAAAAGTAGGTGAACTATACAGTACACCGGATGGAACAGTAAAAATTGTAAAATAAATAAAGATGGCAACACAAGGATTAAACAAAGATTATGTTACTAATAAAGTATATATCTCTAGTCAGATTATGACTACAGCAGAAGCAAAGGCTGCAGAACTAACTACACTAGTACAAGATATTGCTGCTTTTGGTATTTTTCGTTCAATAGATGAAGCAGTTGCAGAAGTACCTTCTGGAACATTTGTTCTTGTTGATAAATCAGGAGGTGATTTGTCTGATGTAGTAGTAATGGTAGTACCTGCTATATTTTAAGAAGTCATGTTAAATAACATATCAAACTTTTTCAGCCTGATTACAGGAAGAAGAGTTAAAAAGACACTGGCTCCTAATGATATGATTGCAATTGGTGTCAGAAATCCAGTTACTAAACTTGACTTCCAACCATCAGCAATTTTCTTTAAAGACTTAGAAGCTCAAATAGCAAATCAAATTCCACTAGGACCTGTTGGTCCACAAGGTCCTATAGGTCCACAAGGTGTACCAGGTCCAGTAGGTCCAGCAGGATTGAACTGGCAAGGTTCATGGTCAGCATTAGGAACATATGTAATAGATGATGCAGTAGGTTACGGAGGAGCTTCTTGGTTTTGTATAGACCCTGTAGGTCCTTCTGCTACTACACCTGACCTAGATCCAACTAACTGGGCATTACTTGCATCACAAGGATCACCAGGAACTGCAGGACCACAAGGCGTTGCAGGAGTAGCAGGACCTAATAATATTACTTTGGGTACTACAGATATTATATCTGGGGCTGCCTATAGAGTATTATTTCAATCATCTGCAAATAAAGTAGTTTCAGACCAAAGGTTTAGGTTTGATACTACCCGTGGATCATTAATTAGTACAGGTAAATTAACAACAACATCTAACACAGCTCTTGGAGATTGGGCATTAGGTAACAATGCAGTGGGTGGTGTTAATAATACAGCAGTAGGTTACCAAGCTTTAAGAAATTTATCAACTGCTTCTGATAATGTAGCAATTGGTAATTCAGCTGCATTAGGAATAACAACAGGAAATGCTAATGTAGCCATTGGTAAAAGTGCTATGGGCTTCTCAACAAGTAATGTATCTGGTCTTGTAGCAATTGGATCAAATGCCTTAGTTAATGGACCTGCTGGATCTGTAGCTGTTGGAGCATCTGCATTATCATTTACAACAGGTCAGTATAATACTGCATTAGGTCAAGAGGCTGGTATTAATGTATCAACAGGACTTGGTAATACATTTATTGGACCTCAAACAGGTAATGCAACTACTACAGGAGATTACAATATTTTTATTGGTCCTGCAGCTGGTTTTACTGGTAACTTTAGCAGTACTTGTGTTATTGGTCAGACTAATGCTACAGCAAATAATCAAATGGTCATTGGAGCAATTGGTGCTGAGTTTGGTACTGTAGCTGCACAAGTAAATACATCTACTAAGTATTGGGAGGTTACCATTAATGGCGTAGTACAAAAAATTCTACTAGCCTAATATGACACCAGAAGAGGCAAAGAAGATTATTGAACAAGCTATTAATGCTGGATCATTAAAGGGTATATACAGCTTAGATGATATGAAACTTATCATAGAAGCATTAACAGTAATAAAATAAGAAATTATGTCAATAGGTAATTTAAAAGACTACGGGAATAAAGGAAATAACTTTCCTTGGCAGTTGAAAATGCTTCAAGGGTTACAAGGTATCATTGATAGCAACACTAATTGTTGTACAAAGCTTACCGCTTTATTAGAACCACGAGTAAGAACTCCACGTGTAGTAAGAACAAGTGGTCCTTTTACAAATGCCGTAGATGTGTATAGTTTTTCTATAGCTAATGTTGGTACTGTAAATGGAACTGCGTTAGGAGTAACAATTAAGCCAGGGGAAATAGTAAACTTTGATGCCAGTGCAATGAATAACTATTTTGGTATAGGTGCTATAAATGCAGATGGTACAGGTACAGAACTATTGATTTCTTATATATTCTAAAATGAGTACTACAATCTACTTAGATAAGTACTCACAGAACCCTAATGGATATCTGAGCAGACTGTACACGCAGACTAACTCTAGTACTCCTGTAACAGCTACCGCTGTTGAAGGTAGTTTATTAGATGGTGGTTTAGGAACTCTTACTATTCCTGCAAATGGATTTCAAGTAGGGGATAGCTTTACTGGTGTATTGATAGGTCACTTATCTTGTGTAGGTACAGCTACTTTACAGATTAGAGTTAAAACTGCTTCAGGAATATTACTAGCAGATACAGGTGCAATGGCAATGAGTGCTGCTACTACTAAGCACTGGAAACTAGATGTTAATTTTACTGTAAGACAATTAGGAGCAGCTACCGTAGCTTCTATAGCATCAGGAGGATTGTTTGCATATACTAAGAATTCAGGCCTTAACTTTGAAGGAGTAAATTTTAGTCTTGTAAACAACACAACTTTTGATACTACTGTATTAAACACACTGGTTATTACTGCTCAATGGAATACTAACAATGCAGGGAACTCTATTTATTCAGAAATATTCACATTAAGTAAGACATACTAATGAGTACTCAGATATTCATAAATCAGCCTTCAGAATTTACTACACTAGTAGTACCAATTACTAGTGCGCAAATTAAAACCATGGGTACTAGTACTATAACATTATTACCTGCACCAGGAGCTAATAAATATTATGTAGTTAATAGAGTAACTTTAGAATACACATTCGGATCTCTTGCTTATATTTTTCCCACATCATTAGCTTTTTATTTAGATGGGTGTTTTGATTCTTATATTGATAAGACACTATTAACATCATCAACAAATACTGTTGCTACAATTTCTGGAAATTTAAGAAATACGTATCAAGTAGGTTTAGGCTCAGGTTCTGTTTTTGTAAAAACAAATAAAGATGTCTTGAATGCAAGTTTAAGTATGGGTACTCAGAATAACGATGACCCTACTACTGGAGATGGAACTATGAATGTTATAATTGAGTATAAGATAGTAACCTTTACCTAACTTTAGTAATGAAAATAAATCTCAAACATATCTTGATCATGGTACGTGCAGTAAGAACTCATACTTTTTAATATGAAAACATTACTTTGTAAATTAGTAAGTTCAGCTGGTTATAGAGATGTACATCATTTTATAAATAGTGCATTCCATCCACAGATGGCAGGTACATGTGCAGGAGTTAGTGCATTCTTTGCAGGATTAGCATATTACTTTAATGCAGTTTTTGGAATTGTGTTACCTGTAGGTATAGGTATTCTATTACTATTTGCTCTTGAGTTTTATACAGGACTTAAAGCTTCTAGAAAAGAAGGTTTAAAATTTGACTCAGAACTGTTTGGTAAAGGATGGTTTAAGTTGTTTGTATACATGTTGATGATTGGTGTATCACATGCAATGGCTGAAAATATTGTAATAAAACCTATTTTTGGAGTTACATTTAATGTATATGAATGGCTTCACTATGGCTTTTATAACTATATTATTATAAATTTGTTTTGGTCTAACTTAGAAAACTTTAAAAGATTAGGTTGGACAGAATACATACCTTTGTTAAAAGCATTATCAAAGCATATTAAAGATGAACCAATAAAACCAATAAAAAATGAAAGACAAGAACCTTAAAGAAAGGTGGCAAGCAAAGACACCTAAGTTCTGGAAAAGAGTCCAAAGATGGGCTATTATTACAGGAGCTGTAGCAGGAATTATTATTGCAGCACCGGTAACATTACCAGCAGCTGTCATTACAACAGCAACTTATTTGGTAACTGTAAGTGCAACATTAGCTACAGCATCCCAATTAACAGTAGATGACAAAGAAATTGATAACACACAAAAATAAAAACCATGGCAAAGAAAACCGTAAAAGTAAAAGACATTGAAGTAGAAGTGAAGACTAAGAAAGTCAAAGCTAAAGTAGTTAAGAAAGACAAGAAGGTTGACGTAGTAGTTGATACTCCTAAAGTAGATGTAGAAATTCACAAAGATGAAGAAGTAAAAGAGATCATCTTTGACAGTGAGAAACTGGATGTTCAAGTTACAAAAACTGAAGAGGGAACAACTGTTAAAGTTGAAGCTGCTAATCCTGCAATGGAAAGACTAGGTAACTGGTTAGGCAAACTGTTTAAAAAGAATCTTGATAAGAAGTAAGATGGCTGAATTGGATTTAAGCAAAATCAAACATGTTGCATTAAAAGAAGGTCAGTACTTTAGAGAAGAGATAAAGAAAGTACAGATCGTGTTGCATCATACTGCAGGAAACTCTTCTGCTCCTGCAACTATTCAGAACTGGAACAATGATGATAGAGGTAGAATAGCTACATGTATTGTTGTATCTGGTAAAGGACAATCTACAGGAACCTATGATGGAGAGATCTGTCAGTGTTTTAGTTCTAAATACTGGGCATATCACTTAGGTCTTAAACAAGATGTATTCAGAGCTCAAGGTGTTCCTTATAAATCTATTGATCCAATTGCAATAGGAATTGAAATTTGCAACTGGGGACCACTTACATTAAAAGGCAACAAGTTTTACAACTATGTAGATAGAGAAGTTGCTCTCGACCAAGTGTGTGCTTTGGACAAACCCTACAAGGGACATTTGTATTACCATGCATACACAGATGCACAGATTGAATCAGTAAGACAATTGCTAGAATACTGGGGAAAGGTACACAACATTCCATTGATTTATAATGAACAAGATATGTGGGGTGTTTCTAAGAATGCATTAAGTGCAGTGCCAGGTGTGTATACTCATAACTCCTATAGAAAGGATAAGAGTGACATATCTCCACAACCTAAGATGATAGCAATGCTTAAAACTTTGAAATAATGAAATTTAGAAATAGCTGGAAAAATCATAAACCTAACTGGAAGACAATAACTATAAGATGTAGACTATCTTTATTAGATATCTTATCCTTAGAGATTGATCCTTCTAGATCATTTTACTCAATAACCATTTTAAACTTTACACTTAAAAACAGATAACATGAAAAATCAGTCAATAAAACCTATTGGTAAATATGAAGTTGGCGGTACCAATGAGGATGAATGCATGGAAGTATATACTGATGCAAATGGTAAACCAAAAAAAAGAAGAAAAAAAGGTTGTGGATATGCTGCCTCACAAAGGTATAATAAGAAACAACAAGGAAAAGCAAAAAGAAGAGAAACAATTGGAAAAGTTGTTGCTGGAGTAGGTGCTGCAGGTGCAGCAACTGCTGCTTATCTTAGTAATATCTTTGGTGTAAAAGACAAAGTAAAAGCTGCTCTTAACAATAATAAAGTTGGAGGAACCGTAAAAAAGAAAAGTGGAGGTCCTGTTAAAAGAACTCGTACTGCAATCAAAAAGAAATAAATCCACTCAAACTATAGTAATCCAGGTATCTTTATTACCTGGATTTTTTTTGTTTAAACAATTTGGGTTTAAACTATTATTGTATATTTGTCTAAACATTAATTAATATATTATGAAAAACCAACAAGAAGAACAACTGACACCTGAACAGTTAGAGGCAAGAAGAGATGAAATGAAAAACTTCTATGAGTCATCTATTCCTTATCTTGAAGCTCAAGCAAAGTATGAGAAGTTACTTACTGATGTAGAAGAGTCAAGATACAAAAGAGCTACTATGCAAATTCAGTATGCAACTATGATGGCTGCAACTCAAGGAGCAGATCTAGATGAAGAAGATGATGACATGCCAGAACAACCAGTTGCACCAGCACCGGCAGCAGGGAATAAAAAGTTAAAGAGAGGTTAATGGCTCTTGTTAATCAAGTACAGAAAAGGGTTAAAATGCCCAAATGGGATATTGTTAAATTTCAGATTCTTACTCATTGTTATATTAATCGTATAACAATGAGTGAATCTGATCTTGACTGTCTGACTTTATTGAGTTTTAATCAACCAGTAGAGCTAAGTAATTTTTGTCTTGATGCATCTTCTGAAGAGGATTGGATTTTTAAGTCTCCTCAAACAGTAAGAAACAGTATTAATAAATCTGAGAAAACTGGATTAATAGTTAAGGATGCCGGTAACAAGAAAGTTATTATGCTTAATCCTAATTTAAAAATCCAAACCGAAGGTACCATATTACTAGACTTTAAATTTTTAGGAAATGATACCGAAGAAAGCAAGTAAATTATACAAGGAACTTACAAAAGAATTTGACGTTTCAGAGGATTTAGTTGAGAACTTAGTGGAGTTATACTATAAGACATTAAGAAAAAACTTAAGTAGTCTCAGTGAGCTGAGAATAAATGCAGACGGTCTAGGTCATTTTGTGATCAAGATACAAAAGGTAAAGAAAGCAATACCTCACTATGAGAAGGTTTTAAATAATCATGACACATCAACTTTTGGTGCTTATCATAATAAGAAGAGTGTTGAAGAGAAGTTAGAACTTTTGAATAAGATTAATGAAAAAGTAGAGAAAGAGTTAACTAAACGTAAAAACTTTAAGGATGAGAAATACTCTAAAATTAATTTGGAACAACAGGAAGCAGATCCTGGAGGGGATAACTAATACAGTAATTAGAGATGAAACTGTAGAAGAAATTGCCAGGTTAAGATATTCTATTTGTGACGAATGTCCAAGTAAAGGAAGAAAGTGTGCAGTAAAAGGTACGGCACCATGTTGTAATGAATGTGGATGTTCACTTAACTTTAAGACCAGGTCACTTGCATCTGAATGCCCATTGGGTAAATGGGAAGCAATTGCTACAGTAGAGGAAGAAGATAAATTGGATAATTTAGAAGATTAAGATATGATTGTATTTAATGCAGATGATCACAGCTATAAAAGTATAGATGATGAGAATATAAAATGGATAAGTGTAACTACACTTGTTTCACATTTTAAGAAACCTTTTGATGCAAAGAAGATTGCAGCTAAAGTTACTAAGAACAAAAATTCTAAATGGTTTGGGATTGATCCGGTTAGCATTCAGAAAATTTGGGATAGTGAAGCTGATAGATCTATTGTATTAGGAAGTTGGTATCATAATCAAAGAGAAGCTGATTTATGTGCATTAGCATCTATGGAAAGAGAAGGTGTTACAGTTCCTGTATTCAAACCAAATGAAGTTAAAGAAGGTGTTAAAGTAGCACCTTTACAAAAATTAGAACCAGGTGTTTACCCAGAACACATGGTCTATCTTAGGTCTGCAGGTATCTGTGGCCAATCAGATTTAGTAGAAGTAGTCAATGGTAAAGTAAATATCATTGACTACAAAACTAACAAGGAAATCAAGAAAGAATCATATGTAAACTATGAGGGAATATCTGATAAGATGGCACCTCCTGTAGATAGCTTAGATGATTGTAATTTCTATCACTATGCACTACAGCTTAGTATTTATATGTATATTATACTAAAGCATAATCCTAAACTTAAGCCGGGAAGAATATTCATTCATCATATTACTTTTGAAATTGAAAAGGAAGATGAGTGGGGATACCCGGTAACTAAAAGAGATGTTAATGGAGAACCAATTGTTAAAGAAGTCCTACCAATGGCAGTACCTTATTTAATTGATGAGGTGCTTGCAATTTTTCATTACATTCAGGACAACAAAGACAAAATAAAAAAGAAATGAGTTTTACTAGACTATTTGATGTACAGAATGGAGTAGTTATTCCTACTGAACATTGCTATACACTAAAGGCACTTAAAGATGTAATGGATGAATACCCTGAAGAGTATCTTAAAATATACATGTATTTGTTTTATATGTGTTGTCCTAATCCCGATCTTAATCCTTTTTTCTTTACTCCGGATATTGATAAAGAAGCACTTATTATAGAACAAATAAATGGGGATTTCTCTACTGAAGATGACACAATCTATACAGCATTAAGATTCTGTGAGAGGATGTATGAAACACCTACATCCAGAGCTTACAAAGGAATTGCATCTATGCTAGATAGATTAGGGAGATATATGGAAACTAGTCAGATTACTACGGGTAGAGATGGTAACTTTAACTCTTTAATTGCTGCAGCTAAGAACTATGATGCAATTAGACAATCATTTAAGGGTGCTTACAAAGATCTTCAAGATGAGCAACAGAGTAAAGTAAGAGGTGGACAAGGACTAGCATATGATATGTAATGAGTGAGATTTACCAAGACATACCAACCTATGACAACGGAACGTGGACAAAAACTAGTTTTGAATCCAGACAAGACTTCACTGACTTCATCTTTAATTTATTTAAAGAACCAGGTCAGTACAACTTCAACGAAACAACCAATGAAGTATTCATATCTGAATCTAAAAAATTCAAACGTGATGGAGTATACTGCACAGCTCCCTTCAAATCAAGAGACTTCATAACTTACTGGGATGACCAGAAAGATAAATGTCGAAAAGGTATAATTGTAAAAGATGATAGTAACACATGGTTTGTATGTAGAGAATACTACATGTGGTTAAACTTTCTACCAATCTTTGACAAAGAAGAACAGAACTTTGGTTTTGCTAAAATTAGAGATGCTCAGTATCATTTGGCACTCTATGAACTTCTTGCAGAACTAAACTATAAACATGCTGCTATATTAAAGAAACGTCAGATTGCATCTTCTTACTACCACATGGGTAAGTTTATAAATCAACAGTGGTTTGAAGCAGGGGTTACTTTAAAGATGGGAGCCTCACTCAAAGACTACATCAATGAGAAAGGATCATGGAAATTCCTACAAGAATATGCTGCATTTTTAAATGAACATACTGCATGGTATAGACCTATGTCACCAGACAAGGTAATGATGTGGCAGCAAAAGATTGAAGTAAGAAAAGGAGACAGAAAAAATGAGGTTGGTCTCAAGGGTACCATACAAGGTATGTCTTTTGAGAAAGATCCAACAAATGGTGTAGGGGGTCCAGTTAAATACTTCTTCCATGAGGAAGCCGGGATTGCACCTAAGATGGATCAGACATACGAGTATATGAGACCAGCAATGAGATCTGGTTTGATGACTACAGGGATGTTTATTGCTGCAGGATCTGTAGGTGACTTGTCTCAATGTTATCCGTTGAAGGATATGATTCAAAATCCAACTGCAAAAGATATCTATGCAGTACATACCAACTTGATTGATGGAAAAGGTACAGAAGGTTACTCAGGTTTGTTTATTCCTGAGCAATGGTCAATGCCACCGTACATAGATGAATATGGTAATTCACTTGTAGAAGAAGCATTAGAAGCTTTGGAGGATCAGTTTAGACAATGGAAAGAAGAATTAAATCCTGAAGACTACCAGCTAAGAATCTCACAGCACCCAAGAAATATTAAGGAAGCATTTGACCATAGAACAGTTTCTGTATTCCCACCACATCTACTTGCTGCACAAGATAGACGAATTGAAGAAAAGGAATATGGTTATGAATTCCTTGATATATCTACTGATGTAGATGGGAAACCGGTTGTTACTAAAAGCAACAAAAGTCCAATAAAGGATTTCCCAATTAAAAAGAAAACAGAAGACAAAACAGGATGTGTTGTAGTATGGGAAAGACCAGTGGCAGAACCTACATTTGGTATGTATTATGCATCTATTGACCCCGTATCTGAAGGTAAAACAAATACATCTGACTCATTGTGTTCTATCTATGTGATGAAAGCTCCTATTGAAGTAACCAAGGTTACCGGTGTAGAGACAGAAACATACATAGAACAAGGTAAGATTGTAGCTGCATGGTGTGGTAGATATGATGATATAAATCAAACTCACAAACAATTAGAGTTAATCATTGAGTGGTATAATGCATGGACACTGGTGGAAAACAACATCTCATTGTTTATCCAGTACATGATCCAAAGGAGAAAACAAAAGTATCTGGTACCTAAGAGTCAGATTATGTTCTTAAAAGATCTTGGTTCTAACACTAATGTATTCCAGGAGTACGGTTGGAAAAATACAGGTACTCTATTCAAAGCACACCTTCTAAGTTATGCTATTGAATTTACTAGAGAGGAATTAGATCAAGAATTAAAACCTGATGGTACTGTAGTAAGAACTACATATGGTATAGAAAGGATTCCGGATCCAATGCTTATCAAAGAAATGAGAGAATATGCTGACGGAGTCAATGTGGATAGACTAGTTTCTTTTGCAGCTCTTGTATCATTTATGAAAATACAGCAGTCTAACAGGGGTTATACTAAAACTGTTATCATGGATGATGTAGCCAAAAACTTGCAAAAGTCAGAAAATTTGTTTAAATTAAATAAGAGTCCGTTTAGACATATGGGTGGTGGTATGAAAAATACAAATGGTGGATTCAAAAGATCTGCATTTAAAAATATTAAATAACAAGTTATGCAAGTATATAACGCATTACAACTTAAAAAGGGTGCTAAGACTGAACAGAATAGGATGGGTAGTATTACCCAACCTTTACAGTTTCTACCTAAGAAAGATAAGACTGAAGAGTGGGCTGCATGGAATCTTGACTGGTTAGAATGGCAGGGACTAAAACAGATCCGTAGAAATGCCAGAAGACTTATGAAGAACTATAAGTTGGCTAAGGGTATTATTGATAGAACTGACTATATACTTGAAGAGAATAATGAGTACCGGGATATAGTAGAGTCATTAGTAAAAGAAGACTTTTCTGCACTTGAGTTAAAGTTTTATCCTATCATCCCAAATGTTATTAATGTTCTAGTAGCTGAATTTGCAAAGAGATCTACTAGATTAACTTATAGAGCAATTGATGACTTCTCATACAATGAGATGCTTGAGCAGAAACGTGCCCAGGTAGAACAAACATTAATGGCAGATGCATCAGCAAAAATGATGGCTGCAATGTTAGAACAAGGATTGGATCCTCAGTCAGAAGAAGCACAACAACAATTATCTCCAGATAATATAAAGTCATTACCAGAAATTGAACAGTTCTTCAAAAAAGATTACCGGTCTATGGTTGAACAGTGGGCATCCCATCAGCATGCTGTAGATACAGAGAGATTTAGAATGGATGAACTAGAAGAAAGAGGTTTCCGTGATATGTTGATTACTGACAGAGAGTTCTGGCATTTCAAGATGATGGAAGATGATTATGAAGTAGAGTTATGGAATCCTGTAATTACTTTCTATCACAAGTCTCCGGATGTTAGATATATTTCTCAATCCAACTGGGTTGGTAAAACAGACATGTTTACGGTATCAGATGTGATTGACAAGTTTGGTCACGTACTTACTGATGAACAACATAGAGCACTAGAATCAGTTTATCCTATTAGATCAGCAGGATATAACATTGGTGGTCTTCAGAATGATGGTTCTTTTTATGATGGTACCAAATCACATGAATGGAATACTAACATGCCTTCATTGGCATACAGACAGTACACGTCATTTATGGCAGGTAACATTCTAGATGGTTCAGATGTTATTACTCAGATCTTAGCAGAAGGAGAAGACTACTATGATCAAGGTACAGCATACTTACTTAGAGTATCTACATGTTATTGGAAGTCACAAAAGAAAATTGGTCACCTAGTTAAGATTACTGAAGAGGGTGAAGTGACAAATGAGATTGTATCTGAAGATTATCTTATTACAGATAAACCTATCTATGATACAAGACTCTTTAAGAATAAAACAAAAGACAACTTATTATTTGGAGAACACATTGACTGGATCTGGATTAATGAGGTCTGGGGTGGTGTAAAGATTGGACCAAACGTACCATCATTCTGGGGTATGAATAATCCCGGTGGGTTCTCTCCTATTTATATTGGTGTAAACAGAAATCACATTGGACCACTGAAGTTTCAGTTTAAAGGGGACAATTCTCTCTATGGGTGTAAACTACCTGTAGAGGGAGCTGTCTTCTCAGATAGAAATACAAAGTCTACTGCACTACTTGACTTGATGAAGCCATACCAGATTGGGTACAACATTGTAAACAATCAGATTGCAGATATCCTGGTTGATGAACTTGGTACTGTAATCATGCTTGATCAAAACTCTTTACCTAGACACTCATTAGGAGAAGACTGGGGAAAAGGTAACTATGCAAAAGCATTTGTTGCAATGAAGAATTTTCAGATACTTCCTCTTGATACTTCTATTACAAATACAGAGAATGCATTAAACTTTAACCATTTCCAAAAACTGGATCTGGAACAGACAAATAGATTGATGTCAAGGATTCAGTTGGCCAACTATTTTAAACAACAAGCATATGAGGTAATTGGTGTAAACCCACAACGTATGGGACAACAATTGTCACAGCAAACTGCAACAGGAGTAGAGCAAGCTGTGTCTGCTTCATATGCTCAAACAGAAATGTTCTTCATTCAACACTGTGATTATTTGATGCCAAGAGTACACCAAATGCGTACAGACTTGGCTCAATACTACCATAGTACTAAACCATCTGCTAGATTGACATATGTTACTACAGCAGATGAGAAAGTAAACTTTGAAATAAATGGTACAGATTTACTTCTAAGAGACTTAAACATTGCAGTAAGTACTAATGCTAACCATAGATCTATTCTTGAGCAATTGAAACAAATGGCTCTTCAGAATAATACTACCGGTGCAAGTATCTATGATCTTGGTAAAGTTGTTCAATCTGATTCAATTGCTCAACTCAATTCTGCATTGAAAACTTCAGAAGAGAAAGTAAATCAAATGAAGCAACAAGAAATGCAGCAACAACAACAAATGCAGGAACAACAAATCCAGTCTCAACAAGAAATTGAAAAGATGAAGATTGATGCTACTGCAGCTGAGAAAGAAAAAGATAGACAAAGAGATATCCTTGTTGCTGAAATTAGAGCTTCTGGTTATGGTGCTTCTGCAGATGTTAATCAAAATCAAATGTCTGACTTCCAAGATGCAATGAAAGATCTTAGAGATACTGAACAATATCAGGAACAAACCAATCTTCAAAGAGAGAAAGAAACAAATAGAATGACAATTGAAAACCAAAAAGGTCAATTGGAAAGAGAAAAACTTCAGACTCAGAAAGAGATTGCAGACAAACAATTACAGATTGCACAGGAAAATAAAAATAAATTTGATATGAAACCCGGTAAGGAAAAGAAGTAGTTAGCCATATATTACAATTTTTTTTGACGGATCTTTAAATTTTTCAAGTTTATTTTGTATATTAAAGTATAACATAAAAAACCAACAACATGCCAAATGAAAATGAAAACCTGAATGAACAGGTACACGATTCTACAACGGTAGATCAAGTAGATGTAAATATTGATGAGATTTTTGGAATGCCCGGTGCAGAGAATGTAATGCTGCCACAGGATGAAGACAAACCAAAATCAATGTTTCATAAAGAAACAGTTGACACTACGTTCTTTGACAACCCTACTGCTTCCGTAGAAGAAAGAAAAGAAGCTGCTGAAAAGAAAGTTGAAGTTGAAGAAACTATCAATGAACTAGATAATCTTATTTCCCAAGAAGAAGATGCAGGTAACAAAGGAAGACCAAAGATTGATAAGTCTGGTCTTGCTGAGCTTGCATACAAGATGATTGAGGAAGGGACACTGATGCCTTTTGATGATGAAAAACCTCTTGAAGAATATACGACAAAGGACTTCAGAGAATTGTTTGAGGCAAATTTTCAAGAAAGAGAAAATGCAATTAGAGAAAACACTCCTAGAGAATTCTTTAATGCACTCCCTGAAGAACTTCAGGTGGCAGCTAAATATGTAGCTGATGGTGGAAAAGATCTTAAAGGTCTATTTAGAACTCTTGCTCATGTAGAAGAGATGAGACAACTTGATCCATCAGATGAATATGATCAAGCTGAGATTGCAAGACAGTATCTTTATGCTACCCAGTTTGGATCACCTGAAGAGATTGAGGCTGAGATTCAAGACTGGAGAGACTTGAACAGATTGCAACAAAAAGCTAATCAGTTCAAACCAAAGTTGGATGCAATGCAAGAAGAAATTGTTGCAAGACAACTAGCAGAGCAAGAACATAAAAAGAATATGCAAGCTGAACAAGCAAAAGCATATCAGGAAAATGTATATACTACTTTAGCTTCAGGAACAATTGGTGGTTTAAAACTTGACAAGAAAGTACAAGGTTTATTATTCTCCGGATTAGTACAACCAAACTACCCCTCTATTTCAGGAAAACCAACCAACTTACTTGGACACTTACTAGAGAAGTATCAATTTGTAGAACCAAGACATGACCTTATTGCAGAAGCACTATGGTTACTTGCAGATCCAAATGGATATAAAAACAAAGTACGTGATCAAGGTAGTAAGCAAGCAGTAGAAAAAACAGTAAGACAGTTGAAAACAGAAGAATCAAGAAAACTTAATTCATCTATTTCAACTCCTTATAATGATGATGAAAGAAGAACATCTACTAAATCTGAACCAAGAAAAATTCAGAAGGGTAGTATGTTCCGAAGATTTTAATTAGTAACAAACAAAAACAAATAAATAATGGCAACTCCAGTTTTAAACAATGGTATATTCCTCAGAGATACCGCTTACAATGCAAGTTCCCATGTGGATTCATACCACTTGGTTAACATGCTAAAAGATGCTGAGCCTATGGATTTAGGTCCAGTTGACCTATGGGCAATGGCTCAGAAAGTTGAAATGCCTCTTTACCAAATGTCTTCTTTTGGTGGGAAAAATGTAATCATGGTTGACAATGCTCGTGGAGAGTACAGATGGCAGACTCCTGTATCTGTAGATCTTCCTTACATTATTGAGGACATTGAACCAAACTTAGAATTCAAAGGTACAGATGGTTCTACTTTCCGTATTAAACTTAACAGACGTGAATTTGGACACGGTGATATCATCACTTATGACAAGTATAACGGAGTTGAGATGTACATTACAGATGAAGATATCCTTCCTATGGGAGACGGATTCATCTATACCGTACAATTGGTAAACAATGATAACTTCAAATATCTTGATTCTAAGTATTTGACAAATGGTACTAAAGTATTCCGTAAAGGTTCTGCACGTGGTGAGTATGGAGAAAGATTCTCTGACATTACTACAAGAACTGGTTTCCGTGAGTTTTACAACTTCGTAGGAGGAGCAGAAGCACACGTACATTATTCTATTTCATCTCGTGCTGACTTGATGATCAAAGGTGGAATGAATGCAGATGGTACAGTTCCAGTAACTGAGATCTGGAGATCATTTGATAAAAACAATGACCCTTCTGTATCTTCATTGGAAGACATGATCAAGATCATGGGTAAAGACAAAGTTAAACGTGCATTTGATAACGGTGACTTGTCTAGAACTTTCTTGACTCAAATGGAAGCTGCTCACTTGACAAAAGTTGCAACTGACATTGAGACTTACTTGATGTGGGGACAAGGAGGTAGAGTTCGTCAAGATGGTCCAGATGACATCAGATTGTCTGTCGGTCTTTGGAGACAGTTGGATAACTCATTCAAAAGAGTATACAACAAGAATAACTTTACTCTTGATTTGTTCCGTGGAGAAATCTACAACTTCTTCAATGGTAAGGTTGAGTTCCAAGGTCCAGATCCAAAACGTTCTCTAGTAGTTCAAACTGGTATGGGTGGAATGAGAATGGTAAATGAAGCTATCAAGAGAGAAGCTGTTGCATCTGGTCTTTTGATTCAGGCTGCTGATATCGGTGCAATCACTGGTAAAGGAATGGACTTGAACTTTGGATTTGCTTACACTTCTTATGTTATTCCATTCTTGGCTAACGTTAAGTTTGTGTTGAACCCAGCATTTGACAACGTTCATACAAATGATATTGAGAACCCAATCATTGATGGTTTCCCATTGTCATCTTACTCATTCATTATCTTTGATATCACTGATAATACAAATGATAACATCTACCTATTGAAGTTGTCTTGGGATAACCAATTGAAGTGGTGGTATCAAAATGGTACAATGGACTACATGGGCCGTACACAAGGGTTCCAGTCTTCTGGTCAATTCAATGGGTACCGTGTAATGATGTCTCAAACAATGCCGGCTATTTGGGTTAAAGATCCAACTAAAGTCTTGAAGATTGTTATGAGAAACCCTGTAACAGGTGGTTCATTCTAACCCTATCATATATAATAAACGGGAGGGAGGTAACTCTCTCCCTTTTTTTTAAGTAACCAAAAATCAACAAATAAAAAACCAACAACATGGAAAATTTCACAATGGTAGAAGTAGGAGTAGGTAGTATTAAAAAAACATCTATTGCCGTAAGACCTTACTTTGACAAACAAGCATCTAATCTAGGATTAGAAGAATATGGTATGAGTCTCTTTGATGGAGTAACACATACTGAACAAATTGCATGCTTAGAAAATAATGGAGTAATAAGATACATCACAGGTTTAAATGAATTTGCACCTGAGATTAAATTACTAACTATGGAAGAAAGAGATGCAAGAGTTAAAGAAATCAGATATTCTGTCTCTGAATTAGAGAAAGAACTTGCTGCAAATATTATTGATCCTGAAGATAAAGACTTCTGGAATAAAGTAACATTGCTTCAACCAAACAATAAAGAGTTCTGGAATAAAATAGATATGGCATGTGGTAATGATCCAGTATATCTAGATCCAATTAAACCATTTGATAGAATTAAACTTCATGCTATTGAAGCAGGAGGATTTGCAATGATTGCAAAAAGTTATGATGATGCAAGATCAAAAGCAGTTCCACCTAAGTTCTTTTTAGATAAAGAAGAAGAAACTGTAATGGTAAGAACAGAGTACAAAAAACTCCGTAATAAAGCTTACTCAGAATTACAGAAATTATTTGACAAGAACAGTACTAAACTATTCTACATTGCTAAAGTTGTAGATGCTAATAGTTCTCAGTATAGAAAATCAACACCACTAGACCTTATCTATGAAAATATGGATAGATATATCTCTGGTGAAGGTGCTGAAACCAACAAAGAAAGAGCTGCTAAATCATTTATTGATGCAGTTAATTTGGACATGGAAACATTAAAAATCAAGTCAATAGTACGAGATTCCAGTTTTTTTAAGTATATTATTAGTAAGCCGGATGGATATATCTATCATAGCAAAACAAATAGTTTACTTGGAAGAAATGTATCTGATGTATTAGAGCACTTAAAGAATCCTCTTAATGAAGATATCTTGAAAGATTTGATACTTTCCTGTGAGAAATATTGGAATACGTAATTTAAATTTAAAATGCAATGAAAGCAAAAACAAAAATGAAAACTGCTAAATATGCAGCAGGAGGTGCAAATGATGATCCTATAAAGGACTATCTCCAAAAACAAAAGGATAAAAAAAGTAAGATGGGAAGTGATGCTCCTTCTACAACACCAAATCCTAGTAAGTTTGGAACTCCTAAAAAAGATAAAAACAATGGATTGGACTATCTTGAGAATGCATCTCAAAATGCTCAGAATGTTAAAAAACCAGGTAAAATTCGTCAGTTGATTGATAAAGTTAAATCTAACATGCAACAGAAAAAAACTGAAAAACAAAAGAAACAATTAGCGGCAGGAGTAGGAGCACCCAAAAAGTATGGTACATTACCTCCTCCTCCAATTAAACGTAAAACAGGTGGTGCGACTATGTACATGACTGGTGGTATGGCTAACTCTAATGCAAAAGTCTTGGCTTCTAAAGTTGCTAAAGGTACTGTTGGTGGTAGTTCAGTAGCACCTAAAGGGGCTGTTCCTAAAGCTAAGTATGGTACATCTATGAGAGGTAAAAAATCTTGTTAAGATGCCAAAGGATGCTTGCTATACAAAAGTAAAAGCACAGTATGCAGTCTTTCCTTCAGCAAGAGCTTCTCAAGCAATTGCAAAATGTAGGAAAGGTTCTGGTACTGTGAGAAAAACTAAAGAAGGTTCAAACCTTAAAAGATGGCAAGCAGAGAAGTGGCAAGATACAAAATCTGGAAAACCTTGTGGGGCCGGTGGTAAAAATGAATACTGCCGGCCAACCAAGAAAGTATCTAAGGATACACCAAAGACAAAGTATGAACTGACTCCTTCTAAACTATCTGCTAAGAAAGCTGAGAAGTCTAGAGTAGGAATGGGAAGAAGAGTTAAAAAAGTATAGTTATGGCAAAGACAGCAGCATGGACCAGAAAAGAAGGTAAGAACCCTACAGGAGGTCTTAATGCTAAAGGTGTTGCATCTTATAGAGCAGCTAACCCTGGTAGTAAACTTAAGACAGCTGTAACTACAAAACCATCAAAATTAGATCCTGACAGCAAATCTGCAAAAAGAAGAAAGAGTTTCTGTAGTAGAATGTCTGGGATGAAAAAGAAACTTACAAGCTCTAAGACAGCTAATGATCCTAACTCAAGGATCAATAAGTCTTTACGAAAGTGGAATTGTTAAAATAATATAGTCATGGCAAAATGTATGCAATGTGGTGGAATGAAAAAAGCCAAAGTAGGTACTGTTGTAGATAATGAACCTTCTAAAAGAGAGGTAAGAAAGTCTATGAGAGCAATTAATAAAATGGACCGTGAAGACAAACGGTGGAACAGAAGATATGAAAAACAACTTGCAAAGGACGAAAGAAAAACTAATAAAATAAAAGCAGAAGAACTTATGAAATCTGATAGATGGAAAACTGCCGGAACAGGTAAAGCCGTACAAATGAAGAAAGGTGGTATTACACAAGATATTGTTGGTATGCCTGGTTATAATGCAACTTTGTATCCTACCTCCTTTAAAAGCGGAGGAGTTAAAAAGAAAACAAGTTTGAAAAGAGCTAATGACGGCATGATTGTTAAAAATAATAAAGTTATTGATAGATCAAAAATTTCTGTAACAAGAGATGATGGAACTCAAGTTAATGCCAAACTTAAAACTGTTTGGGATAACAAAGGTACAAAGGAACAGCCCTATATGACTAATCAAAAAAATAAAAGTAGAATAACAGAAATTAGTCCTACAGGTAAAAAAACCACTAAAGTTACTAAAACCAATAGTGATGGTGAAACAAAAACTAGAAAGGCAATAATTCCTGTTAGGAAAACTGGTGGAGCTAAATTACAAAGACGTGACAATGGAGGACCAAATAAAATTCCTATGATTGGATCTGCAAAATCTAAAGCTGACAAAGCTACAATTATGAATCCCGAAAATAAATATGCATTAGGGGGATCAAGTTCTCCAGTTAGCCATGGATGTCCTCCAGGAACAGCAAGATTATCTAATGGTGGTTGTGGCACAAGAGAAAGATTTGGTGGATAATCATGGCTACTAAAAAGAAAGATGATAAGTGGATTCAAAAAGCTGTGAATCCTAAACATAAGGGTTACTGCACTCCTATGTCAAAACCTACATGTACTCCTAAGAGAGCTGCATTAGCAAGGACTTTTAAACAAATGGCTAAAAATAAATAAGATGAAAACAAATAAAACTAAGAAAGGTCCATTGGGTACACCACTTGGAAACCCATTGGGGTATTTCAATTCTCAAAAAGCAAAGAGAAATGAACCATTGCAGAAAGCTCGTGATGGTAGAATTCAACAACTAAATGATATGAATCCAAATTATACAATGGATCCATCTAATGGTGCTGCAGTTCCAAGATCTTTTAATCGTCCTGTAAAAGAAGGACCATTATCTGAAGCAACTGATAATGGAGGTACTACAGATCCCAACAAATATGTAATGAACAAAACCAATGTTTTTGGAAAGCTCAAGCATAAAGAAATTTCTAAAAATAAATTTGATAGAGTTTCTAAAAGATATGGTAAGCAAGAAGGTTCAGAACAATTTGGTAGCAGTAATTCTATTGGTCAACAAATCATAAGTGGTAAAAAACCAAATAACTCTGTTAGTAGAGAAGATCAAGTAAGACTTGCTGAATTAGAGAAATTTAAAAATCCTGGTTCATCATTTAAACAAGGAGGTACTACTAAAGCTGCAAAGTTTGCTGCACTGGCTAAACCATTTGACAAAGCTACAGCTGCTGATAGAATTGCCGGAGCAAACAAGAAGAAGAATAAAAGAAAAAAATAAGACATGTTAAATAGTACTATAACCATTAAAATGAAGCAAAGGCTGAACAAGCTTGACAGTCAGGATTATGACAACATAAACTGCTGGCAAGTTGTTGAGGCTTTTAATAAAGCTCAGGTAGAATGGGTTAGAAGACAATTACATGGAATTAATGTTGTCAAAGAAGGTGATGAACAATCAACCCGAAGAAAGGATGACTTGCAAAAATTATTGATTAAAGAACCGGTTTCTTCTGTAAAGAAAGATGGATACTATGAGGGAAATCTTCCTGAGAATTATTTACAATGGAAACGTGTGGATGTATATGCAAACAAAGACTGTTGTGACAAAAGAAGAATGACAGTGTATCTTGCAGAAGAAGGTAATCTTAATCAACTCTTGAGAGATAAAGCAAAACAACCTAACTTTGACTGGGCAGAAACATTTGCCACATTAATCAATAACACAGTACATCTTTATACAAACAATGAATTTGAAATTGGAGATTCTTATTTGACATACTACAGACAACCAATTAAAATCCAAATTCAAAACTGTTCGGATCCTTATACCGGGATTACTTCTACAGCAGAAGTACAATCTGAATTCAAAGATGATATAATAGAATTAATAATTGATGAAGCAGTAAGTATAATTGCCGGGGATATTGAATCAGGTAATCAGTTCTCAAGAAACCAAGAAACTGCTGAACGTAACAACTAGAAGTAATGAATAAACCAAGAATGTTAAAAAGAAGTTCAGAGACAACTTCAATACCTACTCCAATGATGCCTAAGCCACAATCCATTAAACCAGAACCTACAGCAAATACAGGTGTAGGAGGTAGTTCATTAGATAACATGGTTGCTGCTTGTGCTATGGAACTTATGAATGCAAGAAACAGTTTTCATAAACTTCATCTTAAAGTTACTGGAGAAGGTTCCTATGCTGCACATATTGCTATTGGAGATTTTTATGATGGTTTACCTGGGCATGCAGATACTCTTGTAGAAAGTTATCAAGGTGTAACAGAAAAGATTCTTGCATGCAAAGATGTAGCATGTAGAACTCTAGATACTGTAGCAGATGGTATTTCCTATCTTAGAGATATATATGCTATGATTACTAAATTACAGGGTATGTTACCATACTCAGAAATTGTAAATAATCTAGATCTTGTAAAAGATTCAATTAACTCAACCAAATACAAATTAATTTTCTTGAAATAATTTTGATTTCTCGGAAACTTTTGTTATATTATAATATATTTATTAATTAAAAAACAAACAAAATGAGTTACTTTAATCATGCCTTTAAGAAAACTTTTGTGGCAACACAAGGGATTTCTACATTGAGCGGGGTTCAATTAGGTACATCTACTGCAAACATGTTGAGTGCTGGAGAGATTACCTTTATTAACCCTACAAATTATGAAGTTGAACCAGATCCAACAGATATTGATTGTTGTGATTTGATCTTGGCTGCAGGATCTTTGATGAGAAATGATAAGATTGGTCCATTTGCTGGAGGTTACCTTGAGTCTAACAAATCTAAAACTGTTAGATCAAAGTATGTAAGCAAGTTGTACTATTCTCCAGCTAATGCTGCTCAAAGATATATTACTCACGTTGGATTGACTCCTTGGACAGATGTAAATCCTCCAGTAAGCAGCAATCCTGGTGAAACAGCTGGTAACTGTTGTAAAAATTTCTTGTGTGGTGAAACTTACTATCTACGTTTAGATGTTAAAGGTTCTCCTGCAATGAGATTGTTGAACCACAACTCTTACTTGACTCTTGAAGCTTATACAGGATGTTGTCCAGATTCTCCAGATGATCCCCTTATTGCACCAATTGCAACTGATCCAGTATTGGTTTATATTCAATGGGCAAATCAAATCTTGAGATCTCCGTTGATGAATGGATTTGTATATCCAGTAGTTATTGATAATAACTTGGATGCATGGTATCCTCCAGGAACTCCAGCTGCTACAGTACTTGCTTTAGGTGGTGTTGGTACTTGGGATAACTATTCTTCTCCTGTTGGACCATACGATACTAACTGTGGTGGTTTAGTTCTTAACGGAGCTTACTATGAAACTAAATTTGATAACTGTACTTTCCAAGTTACAGACTTCTATGAAGTTGAGCCACTTAGAGTATATGCTTCTGAAGTAGATTTGAATGGTGCACCATGTGAATTCCAAGCACTTTGTGTAGGAGTTGAATGTTATGGTCGTCAAGCAAATGGACTTGGAGAAACAGTTGTACGTGATGTAATCTTGTCAGAATCTTACAGACAAAATCACTTCTCTACTGACTTCCGTATCAGAGAGATCACTCAAGGGTATGACATTCTTAATGCTGCTGGTGTATCTCGTACAGGTTTGTATGATAGAATCTACTTGCAACATAATGTTCCAAGATTGTACAATCCATCAGGAACATTTGACAATGATCAATACTTGTTAGAGATCATTGTACCAGTTGGAGATCCAGATAGTGTATTTCGTGTATTGGGAGATTGGTTGACAGCATGTAATGCTGAGTGTTCAATCTTGGAAAATGGTATTGGTATTCCATGTGCAACACCTGTAGTTCCAATTCCAGGTGATCCGATTCCGGTTCCACCACCACCGTTACCATAATCTGAATAACTATAAACTCATAAAAGGAGAGTGAGAGTCTAATCTTTCCTCTCCTTTTTTTATATAATTACTATGGCAAATCATGTTTTAAGTTTGGAAATACCTACTGTATCAAATCCTTGTGTATTAAAGATATTTGATACAAGTGTATATTCTCCATTAGTGGGATTACAGAATCCAAGATTAGAAGTCGTAGTCCCTGGATTTACATACACGGCTGAATTGCCATTTGTACCAGAGTCTAGTCCAACATTGACTGCTTGTGACTTAGGTCTACAAACAACAAATTGTGGTACTAGTTATGTAAACTTACCTGATGGTATTTATGGTATTAAATACATAGTAGATCCATCATGTCAAGTTTATGTTCAGTATAATCATTTGAGAATTACATGTGCATTGAATACATATGAAAAGATTTTATGCCGTCTCTCTGTTGCTGATTGTGATCCACCAGCTAAAGTAAAGCAAAAACTAAGAGATCTCAATTTGATTTATATGTACTTACAAGCTGCTAAAGCAAAAGTAGAAACATGTCATGAGAATCAGGAAGGTATGACATTATTTAATTACGCAGTCAAACTTTTGAATAAGTTTGAATGTAAGAATTGTTAAACCCAAAAAACCAACAAAATGAGTAAATGTCCAAATTGTGGAGCCCCGTTAAGTTGTGGCTGCCAAAAAAAGAAAGCTTCAAATGGAACATTAGTGTGTGCTAACTGCATAACAAAGTATGAAAGAACACTTTTAACTGAACCATCTGTACTTACTGATTTAGCAAAGAATGTGGGCCGGTATAAAAACTTAGAAAAGTTTATAAAGAAATGACAGTAATAGCTACACCAATAGTAACAAATGTTATAAAGTTTGTTGAATGCTGTACAGGAGCAGAAATCTTTTTTAGAGGTTCTATTCCTGTAATAGATAATGTAACTTACTTTTTTGCTGGAGCTACACCTTTTCCTGGGACAGGTGGAGTATTGATGCCAGATACATGTTATACAGCATACAATCTATATGTAGATAATGCAGTATATCCTTTTCCACCAGCTATTAGTCAATTCATTAATTCAAAGATTGGTTGTACAGATTTAATGTGTCCATCATGTACTCCTATCGTGATACTACCATGTTACATGATTATACCTTGTGATGGTACGGCACCTATTGTTTCAAATAATCAAGACTTTGCAGATACAGTAAATACATTTGCTGAAGTATTTAGTACACTCTATGCAGGATGTGCATACATTGTAGAACTCACAGATAATGATTGTGAAGATGCAATTGATGTAGTACTGGTGAATAAAGTATGTAGAGCAGTATGTGATGTAAAATGTTACTATGTAGATAATAGTAATGGTGTATTATATGTAGATGCAGATGGTGCACTACAACAACTGTCGGCATTAGAAGCAAAACCATATGTAAAGATTTGTTCTAGTGTATATCCGGTTGTAGATATAAGTTCTGATAACTACCAGATTATAGATCTTGGTCTTTGTGATGTGGATGGTTGTCCTCAATTATGTTTTAAACTTACTAATTGTGATACTGAAGAAGTAATTTATACTAATTCAGATTCAGTATTACCTTACTTATATAGTCCAAATGCAGTAGTCAAAGTACTTGGAAAAGAAGGTTGTTGGACAGTATCAAATCTTGAAGAAGGGGATATATGTGATTGTCCAATTGATGTAGTAATAGTATCAAGTTATATTGATTGTCTAGCATGTCTTGGTTACACTAGTTATAAACTTACAAGCTGTGATAGCACCGATGTAATTTATACTCTAGATGATCTTTCTCAATATCTAACACAAACAATTAAACTTAATTGTGGTTGTTACACAATTGAACAGTTAGATGTATTACCTCCTAATGTACAGTCTGTATATGTAGAAGATACATTTAAATCATGTACAGAATGTCTTAGAACATACTGGAAACTTACTGATTGTACAGGAGTAGCAAATGATATTTATACCTATTCTGATCTAGCCGAATATGATGGTGGAATAATTAAAATAGAAAACTGTGATACTTGCTGGAGAGTTCTTCCTACTACAGAACACATCAATCCTACAACGGTAACCGTAGTAGAGTCTTTTGAAGAATGTATTGATTGTATTGAAAATCTACTGCCATGTCAGTGTAGTACTATTTCTAACTACTCAATATATACTAAGAAGTATGACTATCTAGATTGTGAATTTAATCAAGGTACAATTACATTAGAATCTGGAGAGACAAGTGAAAGAATGTGTGTATTGTATTGGTATCCAAATGTATATTGTGATTGTTTCTTAATAGAATTAAGGGTTGAAATTACTATTGGTGACTTTCAATATTTTATATTCAAAGCAGAATCAAATGGAACTTTGTTAAATGGATTCCCAGTATACACAGTATGTCCACCATTTTCAACATGTGGTACAGTTTCTTTTGATGGAACTACATGGGTACTATATGATAACTTAGGAGTTGCAACTTTTATTCTTTCTGATCTTACTTCTACATCATGTCCTTTTGGTACTTGGCTTGATCCAAATGGGGAACCTATAGATAATACAGTTATAAGTAGTTATGCATGTCCAGACAGATGTACTTGCATTAACTTAGAAGTAAATGAATCTGGTACTATAATAGACTATACTCTGCCAATTGAAGATTATGATGATAATGGTAATCCAATTTATAGTGATGGTACAGTATCATTAACCTATGATACAGATAGCAATTGTTGGGGAATATATTATGGATCTAGTCAGTTTCCTACAGCTACAATGTGTGGGATGTTAACTGCATCATGTCCATTAGGAATATTTGTTGGTCAATCTACAACTACATATGTAACTACTGACTGTACAGTAACTCCATTACCACCAGCATTAGAAGCTACAGATATTGTAAAGTATTTTGGATTGTGTCAGCAAGGAGTTTGTCCTCCTCCTGTTTTTGTAAATAACAGAACAGTTAGACCGGGATACAATACTCCAATATGTACACCTGCAAAGTATGATGCAATTACATGCAGTTTTGCAGATGCAATGTATAGACTGGTTCTTGAAAAAAGATATGGGATTACAAACTGTTGTGCAGAAGAAAATGAAAATGCAATAGTTCAAAAAGAACTTATAGATCTGCAAGCATTGAGAGATCCAAATTATAAATGTCCAGATTGTCCTTGTCCATGTAACTCTGGAAAAACATGTTCTACTTGCAAGTGTGGAAATTAATTTGTATATTATAAATAGAAGAAAAATATGAAGCCTTTAAATTTAGATAATAGACCGTGTTCTCCAATATCATCCAATTGTGTGGTATGGCAAGGACCTACATTAGATTGTATAAATCTATGTACTGGAGATACTGTATCTGATGTAGTAGCTAAACTGGCAACAGAACTTTGTACATTGTTAGATCAAACAAATGTAAATAACTACGATCTTACATGTCTTGGAATTGCCGCTTGTGGACCAAAAGATTTTCAAGCATTGATTCAATTACTAATTGAAAAAATCTGTGAACTACAAGGAGTTACTCCTACAACAAAAGATGCTTCAGGGTGCCCAGATTGTGTTGTAACAGTGGCTGACTGTTTTCAAGTAGGTAATCAGACTACTATGCAATTACTTGACTATGTTCAAATGATTGCAGAAAAAGTATGTGCACTAATTGATGAGATAGCTAGTTTGCAAACTCAGATCAATAATTTAGATATAAGAGTAACTGTATTAGAGAATACACCTCCTCCTACATTTACATTACCAAGTATCCAAACTAACTGTTTGGCCTCATATATGTCTGGTGCTGTATCAGCTACAATTGATCTTGTCTTAGATACATTACTGAATGATCCTACTATTGGTTATTGTTCATTGATTGGAGCTACTGGTTTACCAGGAGATTTACTTGCTGCAGTAGCTAGTCAATGTATTACATCTGGTACTCCAACATTATCTGATAATCCTATTCCATTTGGAACAGTATATAGTGGTTCATGGATTGGATCTCCAGTAACTGTTGCAGATTCAATCAATAACATATGGATTGCAATTTGTGATATTTATGAAGGAGTAGCTAATTCAGGAGTTACAATTGTAGATGCCGGCCCTGGAATTGATGTTACTTCTACTACTGTAGGATTAACAACTACATACACTGTATCTACATTGGGTGCAATGAATGCTCAAAGTCCTCCTCTTGATCAAAATACTTATCCTGGTCCAACAGGAAGTACTAATTTGTATGATGGGGAAAAACAAATAATGACTGAGATATATGATGATGATAACGCATATGATCCAGCTACTGGTCTTTGGACTTGTCCAGTTACAGGAAGATACAATCTGAGTTTTTATATTCATATGACTAACAACATTGTTGTTGGATTTGCATCTGGTATGGTGGTAGCAGGAATTGTTGCTGATGGTGTTGTAGGTTATTATGCTGTTAATACATGTTCTGTAGGTATATCTGTCATAAGACATATTGATATTACAGGTCAAGCATTAGGAGTTCGCTTAGTTCAAGGATTACAATTAAAGTTAATGATGTTGAATCTAACAGATGTTAACTACGTATCTTCATCAGGAGACGTTGCTAGATTTGTTGTACAACGAGTAGGATAGAATTTATATATGTATAATTTAAAATAAAACAAAATGGCAACTAATAATTGTTCAACTCCAAATTGCGGATGTTCAAACAGTTACTCTGTAACTGCACCATGTCCACCATCATGTCCTGAAGTATTTAATGCTCAGTGTATTGTATACACAGGAACTGATATTATGTGTAATCAAGATGTAGTAATCAAGAGATATGATTACCTTGATACAATCATTACTAAACTTGTTAACTACCTATGTAATGTTGAAGCTCCAATTTCAACAGTAGTAGGATCAGAATATATTGATGTAGTATCTAATACTGTAGCTAACATAACCACTTATACTGTTTCTGTAGATATCCCAGCATTACAAGCATACTTTGATTTAATCATTGCTCAGACTATTGCATCTTCATTCTTTGAAGGTCCTGGAATTGATGTTTCAGTAAACCCTATTACAAGTGCAGTTACAATATCACATCAAGATACATCAAGTGTAAGTAACTTAAATAGTGATAACTCTGGCAACAGTTTTATCCAAGATATCTTCTTTACATTTGATACTTTTGGTCACGTAACTGGTGCATCAGTAGTACCGGGAACTGTAATTCCACCAAATGATTATGACAGAGCTACAGTTAATCCAGATGTAGGATTTACATGGGGACCTAACAACGACCCTACAAATATACAAATTGCAGAGGCTCCTGGAGATACATTGAACTTTGTAGCAGGAACAGGTATTACTCTTAATGGAAGTACTGTACCTAGTACAGATGCAATTAGAATTACTAATAGTGATCCAGGTTCTGCTGTAACATTGGCATCTGCAGGTGGTACTGAAACTTTGGTTAATGATGGTGTAGGACCTGCTTTGGTAACAAAAGGTTTAACGGCAGGTACAGGAATCTCTTTAACAGGTTCAGGAACTGACATTACTATTACTAATACAGCACCGGATGTTCCAGTTGTATTAACATCTGCTGGAGGAACTGAGACATTAGTAAATGATGGTACTGGTCCATCTTTAGCTACTAAAGGATTGACTGCAGGTTATGGTGTTACATTAACAGGTTCTGCTACCGAAGTAACTATTGCTGCAGCAGTAAACAAGTATACATCAGGAGGTGTATCAGGAAATGCTGTTATTACTCACAGCTTAAATACAACTGCTATTGTTGTGTCTGTTGTTGAGTCTACATTGCCACCGGCACTTGCATTTTATGCAGGAGTAGATTATACATTCTCTATTGATTCTTTGAATCAAATTACAGTAAGTGAAATAGTACCTGGAGCTCTGGGGAATTATAAAGTAACTGTTATAGGATAATTGTTACAGGTTTGTTGGTTTCTGTGACAACAACGGCAAAGCCCCTACACTTGTAGGGGTTTTGTTTTTTGGTTACATTTGTTAATGTCATTTATTTTTAGTATATTAATATGAAGGAATTTAATAAACCTGATGTAAAATCTTCTAGGTATCGACCTGAAGCACACACTATTTTGACCAAAGAGTTCTTTGATAACTTTAAAAAAGCACATCCTAAATACAAGGATATGGATAACAAACTTCTTAGAAAGATCATTAAGAGATTTAATCAGATAGTTTATCAGTCCGTAATTGATACAAGAGATGGAGTGCAGTTGCCTGAACAGTTAGGCTGGTTATTTATTGGTACCTGTGATAGAAGTAAAAAGGACAATATTGATTTTGCTAAGTCTAAAAAGTACGGAGTAAAAGTTACTAATAACAACTGGGAAACAGATGGTAAGCTAGCTAAAATATTCTTTACTAACTATGCACCAAAACACAAAATGAAGAATAGAGAATTTTGGGGTTTTACAGCATGTAGAGAATTTAAAAGAGCAGTAGCCAAGTCATATCCAGAAAACTGGAATATGTACATTCAAGTGGTACCAAAGGCAAAGATTGATAAAGTTTATAATAGTGTAATTTACAGAGACCATTTAGATAAAGTGAACAAAAAGGCTTTAGAAAGTTATAATGAATTTGACATATGACAACAATTGGGGAAGCAATATCAAGAGTAAGAAACACACTGAAAGCCGTAAAGGAAGATCCGTTTCTTACTGACAGAACAATATACTTTACAATAACAAAGTATGGTCAATCTCTATTGAAGAGAGAAGACAATCAATTTAGATTGATGAAGATTAGTTCTGCATTCAATGTTCTTCCCTATGCCGAGTTAATTGATGTAGATAAAGTAGAGGCTGGTTGTGCTGGTGTTTATTCAGGATGTTATTTTAAGAGAACTAAAGATAAGATCCCTACAGTCTTTGATGGAGCAATGGGTCCTATTATACGTACTGTATCTTCAATAGATGGTTCTATTGAAATGTTCCGTACAGACCCAGGGACCTGGGTATCAATTACTAGATCTACTACATTCAAATATAATAAGAGACCATACTTCTGGTTCCTTAACGGATACTTATATTGCCCTAACATAGATTGGGATGCAATTAGAGTAGAAGCTATATTCAAAGATCAAGTAGAATCATGTACTACAGATCCTTGCACAATTAGACAAGATGATCCACTACCTTTTCCAGAGTACTTGTTTTCTGAAATAGAACAGTTTGTAGTGAAAGAATTAACCATGGCTATGCAGATTCCAACTGATGGATCTGATGATAGTCAAAATGTACTTAGATAATGGATTTTAACTACACACTCAAATATAGAACATTTGACCAGTTGCTGGAAGATGTTACTATTGACTTACACACGTTTGCTCTTGAGAATATGATTGAGCCTCAAACATTGATCAAGCTAGCACGTAAGTTAAATTATGAACTTGGATTGAGAATTAATCAAACTAAAGAAGCTGTATTAGATGTGACACATCATAAGGTAAAGCTACCGGATGATTTTTATACATTCAACTTTGCAATGATATGTGGTGACTTTCAAGAAGTTATTGGATATGATGGATATGCCGGTGGTACTAATATACAAGAGGTACCATACAGAGAATTTCCTTCTCAGGTATACACATGTGGGGCACCAGTAAATCAACCATGTTGTTCTAATGGATTAGAGGGTATATGTGTAACACATGATCCAAACAATCCTTATGGAGATACATCTGTAAAACCACGTGTATTCTTAAACTGTAAGAACGAAGCCTATGAACTTGTACAGGTAATTAATCCAAGTACTACAAGATTGTTCCGTTTTCTAAGACCTCTTAGAATGAAAGCCAGTCAAGAGATTGAAGGTGATTGTCCTAACTTGTATTACAACACAGCAGATGAGGCTTGGATTAAATATGGCTTCCTGAATACTACATTTGAATCTGGAAAAGTTTACTTGAACTATCAAGGAGACTTGACTGATGATAATGGTAATTTACTTGTACCAGATCATGAACTTTTGAATGAATACTATGAGTATGCATTTAAAGCAAGAATCTTAGAGAACTTGTTTTTGAATGGAGAAGATGTTGGTCAAAGAATACAACTCATTGAATCAAAACTCAGACCTGCAAGAAATCAAGCAATCAGTCTAGTTAACACTCCAAACTTTAGAGAGATGGAGAAAATGTGGTGGACTAATAGAAAAGCAATGTATGGTAAGTATTACTACATGTTTGAAAGTCATTCTCCTAATACTCCTTATACAAGAAGAAACGTTTCAACTAGAGTTATTTAATCATGGCAAAAGATCAAGGTATACAAGACACTAGTAAGGTTTTAAGTAACTCCTTTACAAAAGGATTAAATAAAGATTCTGACCCTTCATTTGTTTCTGAAGGTATGTGGACACATGCCCGAAATGTTGTAAATAACACAATTGAAGGTGACGTAGGTACATTATCAAATGAGATCTCAAATGTTCTTTGCGGAACCACAGGAAGAACAATGCCGGCAACAGTGACAGATAAATATATCATTGGTGCTATCTATCTTTATTCTGATAAATGGTTAGTATTTACGGCAGGACATGGAAACACTGGTCAAAGAATAACATCAGAGATTGGTTTGTACGAAGAAGACATCTGTAAGTATAGAGAGATTGTACAGGATCCTTGTTTGAATTTTGATAAAAGATATCTTATCTCTGGTGCTTCTAGAGAAAAAGAAGATTGTACTTGGCAGGTATACTGGGTAGATGCATTTAATCCAGATAGATTTTTAAATGTTGGTGACCCACAGACATGGCCAGATGCAAGTTACAACTGGGTAGGTGGTGGAGCAAATAGTATGAACTATTATTCAAATGGTAGTGATAGTACATTTCTATGGCCGGGTGTTAATTGGAATAAAAACATAACAGTAATTAACGACTGTGATTTTGTTACTAATACAAATACATTAAATTGTGATCATATAAGACTTGCTAGGTTAATGGAGACACCATGTCTTAATTTGACTTTAGGACAATCTGGTGGGACCATGGCCAATGGTACTTATTTTGCAATGATTGCATATTGTATCAAAGGCCAGAAAGTAACTGACTGGTTTTCCCAAAGTAATTTTCAGTTTATATACAATGTCAATGATTTGTCAGGTTCATTAACACTTGAGGTTAATGCTGATTCAGAAAACTTTGATGAGTTTATTTTAGCAATTGTTGAAGCTACTAACCAACAGACAGTTGCTTCTCAAATGGGATTCTATTCTACTAAGACTACAAGAATTGCAATTGATCAAATTAACATTGCTACAGTTAAAATTCCATTAGAGCAGTTACCTATTACTACACCGGTATATGAAACATCAGATCAGATGACTGATGTAAATGGATATCTATTGAGAGTTGGTCCTAGATCAAAATTTGACTTTAACTATCAACCACTTGCCAATATGATCAGAGCAAAATGGGCAAGTGTAGAATACCCAGCTGATTATTATATGAAGGGTGGGAATAAAACAAACTATCTGAGAGACGAAGTATATACATTTTACATCAGATGGGTATATGATACTGGAGATAAGTCTGCATCATATCATATTCCAGGTAGAGCACCTAGAAGTTTTAATGTACCTGGTATAGGTTCTAGATTTGAAACAGAGGCTTTAATAGATCCAAATGCTTTAACTATAGATGATCAAGTATTTGAAGTTTACAATACGGCTTCTATTACCCCGGGAGGATTAACTGGTACAACTACTGATGATGGAGGTACTGTAATTGCAGTAGGGGATATGGGTTACTGGCAGTCTTCTGAAAGATATCCTGACAACAGACCTGACATTTGGAATCCAAGTGAATATTGTTGGACGGGTGCTGCAGCACAAAATGGTTCTTTTGATTTATGTGGTAAGAATATCAGACATCATAAGTTTCCAGAAAACTTTATTGCTAATAGTACTTCTACAGATGCAGTACACTTTAGACCAAATGCAAACATCCCGACCAATGGTCAAGATTTTGCAATCAGGTTAATGGGTGTATACTTTGAAAACATTACTCTTCCAAAAGATCAACAAGGTAAAGACATCCCTGGTATTGTGGGTTATGAAATTCTAAGAGGTTCTAGAGAAGGTAACAAAACTATTGTAGCAAAAGGTATGGTCAACAACTTCCGTACTTTCCAATTAAGAGGAAAGCTGGCACAAGGAAGAACTGGACTTTATGCTAACTACCCATACAACACAATTGTACCAATTGGAAGTTCTACAGATCCTGATGACCACAACTACTTGTATAATGATCCTTACATAAAGAATGAGGACTCAGATAACAATGTGGTTAATCAATCTATACCGTCAGATATCTTTACATTCCATTCCCCGGATACAATGTTCCGTACACCTTATTTATCTACTACAGAATTTAAGTCTTATGGAATCTTGAGTGGATATGCTGACTTAGAATTCCAGGAACCAAATGGTCATCCTAATTGGAAATTGTTAGCAAATGCTGTTGTATTTCCTATGATTGTAGGTGGAGTTGCTGAAGCTATTATTTCTATGTTAGGTAAGAGAACAGTCAATACTCCAAAAGTTTTAAGTTATACAGAACAATATAGAGGTCTTGCTGGAGTTGGTCCAATTATTTTTGCATCAGGTTCTAGTACTATTCAGAGTTCAACAGCACAAAATACAGCACTAGGTTTAATTGGAACAGCAGCAACTGCATACAATACTTTTGTAAATAACTATTACAATGGTCCTGCAACACTTGATGTTGGTTTAATGTTGGCTTTGGGATATTCAGGTACATTATATGAAGGTGCACTATCAAACTACGTTAATGTAGTAAATACTAATGCTAATTCAGCAGGTATTCCAAAAATTGCAAAATTAGAAGGCTCATTTGAATTTCCAAAATGGGCATATTTAGATCCAGTAACAAGACTACTTGGTGCAGCAAATCAAATAGCATATTACTTTGCAGAAGGAGCAGACATTGCACTAAAAGTGTTTTATGCAATAACACCATATAGACAATATGCTCTACAACAAGTAAGTCATGGGTTCTATGGTAATATGTTTCCAACTTCAGCTAATGCTCTAAAAAGATTTGACATAGATGATAGTTTTTATATCCGTGATAATATACAAGAGGTGAGTAAATACCAAGATGTAGTTTCCGGAGTATACCGTACCTATTCAATCAATAATTTAAAGAGATCAGATGCTGTAGTAGTAAGAACTAAATCCGGACCATATTATAATCCAGCATATCCAACAGGTGTTAATATAGGTCCTAATCTTATTACATCTGGTATGAGAGATGTTTCTTTGATTACACTTGGTGGGGTAGTTCAATATGATTCAAGTGCGGCATTTTTAACAAATGATCTTCCAACATTTGATGATGACAAAAAAGATATACCATTCAGTTTATCAATTGCAAGTCATTACGGTGGGTTAAAGACACGAGTAAGAAATCAATATGGACAGGTAGGAAGTGAAAATGAAATTGTAATTACTACATGTGAGCAAAGATTAAAAGACTATACTTTAGCTGAGACTTCATGGACATGTCCTATTGATTCAATATTCTATGAATCTAAAGTAATCATCAGAACTCCATTAGTATTTGGGGGAGATACTTATATCAATAGATATACAGAAAAGAATAATATGATGTTCTTCTATGACTGGTTGTATGGACAGCCTGATGGATTTGAATACAACTATTATTTAAGAAGCATGATTCCTCAAGCAAGATTTAAAGCAAATAGTATTGCATATGATACTGGCTACTTGTCTGAGGTATTTAATTTTGGATCACCATCTATACCTGGTACCGGTGCATTCCCTGGAGCTTTTTATAATTTGGATTACTATGTTAATAGCAATAGGTTCTATAATTATACAAATGATGTTTCAGAAGGTAACTGGATTGGTGACAGGTACAGAGGTTTGTGGTCTGTAAAGGAAGCATATTTCTATCTTGCTAATTCTGGTATCAGAGATTTCTTTGTTGAATCTGAAGTTCTAGTTGACTTTAGAAAACAAAGTATATACGAAGGAGGAAAACATTATGATCCGTATAGATATACGGACTATGTTGCAATGTTTAACATGAATCCAGACGTTATGGGAAAATTGAGTGAGTACATTTATGATTACTCACTTAGTGTATCTAAACTTTACAACCAGTATTTTTCTGCGGGAAGTACTCAAGGTAAGTACTATGATCCTAATGTAGCCAAGTTATGTTACACATACTATCCAGATAGAATTATCTATTCATTGCCTCAACAATATGAAGCAATAAAAGATAGCTGGTTCATTTACTTAATCAATAACTACAAGGAATTCAAAGGACAAATCTCTGGAGTAAAGGCAATCAACAAAAGTGGTATATTCATTACTTTCAAAAATGAAAGTCCTTTGATGTATCAGGGTGTAGATACACTTGAAACAGATTTGAATACTAAGATTACTATTGGTGATGGAGGATTATTCTCACAACCACAACAAGCAGTAATTAATGCTGACCGTGCATATGAATATGGTTCTTCTCAAAATAGATTGTCTGTAATATCTACTCCGGTAGGTATATTCTACATGTCTCAAAATCAAGGAAGGATATTCTCGTATGGTAGTAATCTGGATGAGATTTCTCAGGCCGGATTGAAATGGTGGTTCATCTTGTACATGCCTTATAGGCTTACACAAGACTTCCCAGACTATCCTTGGAAAGATAATCCAGTAGCAGGTATTGGATGTCAAGCAACCTATGACAGCACAAGTACCATTTTATACTTTAGTAAGAAAGATTATCACTTAAGGGATGAGTATAAAGGACGTGTGACTTATCAGCCTATGACGGCAAATGGTTCAGGAGATTACTTTATACTTGATGGTCATAAAAACTTGAGATATAACTTGGGAGATCCTCTTATATTTGAGGATGCATCATGGACTATTAGTTATGACCCTAAGAATCAGTATTGGATTAGTTTCCATGACTGGCATCCGGATCTAGTTATTCCTACTAAAGATATATTTATCAGTTCTAAGAAGAATACTCTGTGGAAACATAACTATATCTGTGATGGCTACTGTAACTATTATGGTGTACAGTATGGCTTTGAACTTGAATTCCCAGTTGTATCCGGTCAAACAGTAATGACTGCTAGATCTATAGAATACATATTAGAGTGCTATCGTAGAAATGGTAATAGTTGTATTGACCAGCACCATGTGTTGGATTACAACTTTGACCAGGCTGTGATATACAACTCTGAACAAGTATCCGGCTACCTTAACTTGAATCTATATCCTAAGAATGATATAAACCAGTCATTGCAATATCCTAAACTAAACGGGAACCTGAGCTCATATGACATCCTTTTCTCTAAAGAAGAAAACAAGTATAGGTTTAACCAGTTCTGGGATATAACAAAGAACAGAGATGAATTCCCTATTGGTTCAAACTATCCACCAACGGGACCAGTAATTCCAGGAACGACAATACTACAAGGTTCGTACTCTTCTGAGAATACTTGGATCACATCTCAAGATGGTTTTACACGTATACTAAATCCTAACAATATGGATTACGGGAAACCTGAATTAGAAAGAAAGAAGTTTAGACATTACTTAAATTTCATAAATTTAAGGAGAGATAAGTGTGACAATGTAAACATGATTCTTAAAATGTCAAGTAGTAAAAATCAATTTTCTCCTAGATAATGTATAATAAAAAAGTTCTTATTGATGCTCTCAAAACTCTGGGTACACCTTCTACACCTAAGAAGTATAACTTCAATGATGGAGGTGCAAAAAATACTGGATTAAATGAGGTACCATACAAACAAGTTAGTGTTAAGCCATCAAATGTTGCAGGTAAAGGTTTGTTTGCAGATGAGCCAATTAAGGCCGGAGAAATAATTGGTCTTTCTCATATCAAATCTTTTTATGAAAGAGGTGGTCAGAATTATATGAAGAGTCAAGAGACACCGGTTGTAGGTAAGTATTATAATCACTCTGATGATGCATTTAATGCTGGTTCTATTATTGAAGGTAACAAAAGATATTTAAGAGCTCTCAGAGATATTGAAGCTGGAGAAGAGATACTTGGTAATTACCGTGAAGATGATGATCCTTCATTGGAAAGTCCAGATGATTTTAAGAGAGGTGGTTCTTTACCAAGAATGCCTAGAAAGAAAAACTCCAGAGGGTATTCTAGAAGTTTAGAAGCTACAAATAAGTTCTTTACTGAAAATGCATTCTTTGCCAAACCTAAGTCAAGAAAGAATAAAGTATATGATCCTAATTCAAAATACTATAGAAAAGGAGGAGCTTCTTCTCCAGAAGAATGGGAACAAGAAATTAGAGCTATAGAAAGTCAAATAGGAAATCCTAAAAACTGGACTCTAGAGGATCGTAATCTTTTACAAGATAAACTTAATGCTTATAAAAACTGGAGAGAAACAACTCCAGAAGGACAAGCTGTTAAAGATTCTCATAATGTACCAGGTGAGTATGAGGCTTTTATACCTGAGCATTTAAACGGAGCTCCTTATAATACATCAGGTCCAAGATACATAGAAGAATCTATGGAACAATATCCTGTTGGTAGTGCACCAAAAGTATATGGGAATGAGCCGGAAGATTATCAAAGATTTTTAGATTACAATCAAACAGCTCCTGAAAACAGAAGAGGTTATGAAGAGTATAGATATGGAGATCCAAATTCATATGATCACTATGGTATGTGGGATGCTCTTGGTAAACCAAAAGATTTTCAAGAAGCTCTTCAAATGAATCCTGATTGGACACCAGATGAATATGATGGATCATATCATGGATTCAGTGTTAATCCTAACACAGGTGTGTTTCTTAAATCTGGTAAACCTGGATTAAAACCTGGAGATACTACCTGGATGGAAATAGCTGGACATTATCTTAGCCCTAGAGCAGATATAGACACACCAGTATTTGATCCAGAGATAGGTAGATTTAAATATGTTCCTAATGAAGAATATATTGAAACAAAACTTTCACCAGAAGACATAGACAAGTACGTAAAAGGAGGTTATATTGTTGAAGACATTTCTGTACCTAAACTTACTAAAGCTAGAACTGGTTTAGAAGTTATTAAAACAGCTTTACCTTTTCTTAAAAAAACTGCACCAACTATGTTAGATTTAAAAAATCTTCCAGTTGGTTTTAATCCATCTGAACTTTCATTTCCATTATTAATTAATGGTTCAAGTGGTTTTATACATACTGCACCTAACAGAAAACTTAATGATAATCTTTTTCATTTTGCAGCTAGCATGAAAAACCCATTGGAAGCAGGAAGAGCATTCAATATAATCAATCAAGCTTTTCCGTTTGCCAATCCCTCAATATTAGAACCAGCTAGTTTAAGTCTTGACTCTTTGAATCTTTTATTAAACATGGGTCAGAAACGTGATTGGGATATGAGGTATGCTGATCATCATATTCCATTAAACTTCTTTTCTGAACATAATGATTTATTTGGTGATCTTGGTAGTACTAGAAGTGCACTACATCAAGCAATAGGTTCACAGTCTAAAAAAACTGGTAATGAAATGGTAGATAGACTGAATGCATATCTAAATGGAAGAGGGATACAACAGAAAGCATATCTACAATCACATGCTCCAGGATTAAGACAAATCATGATTCCTAACTTTCAACTAACTAGAAAATATGCTAAAGGAGGAACTAAGAATAATCCACCTGTATTAGGATCTTTACTTAAAGCTGTTACAAGATCTAACTATAATCCATTAAGTATACCTATTAAGTTAGCTGGTGAAAAAATTGCTAGAATAGGTCCTTTACCTTATAGAACAAAAGATGAAATAATAAAAAGTTTAACAGGTAAAATGGAACCGGCTTATTTTGGGCAAACTGGTATTTATGGTTCAGATTCATCATTATTTTGGAATGACCCAGATGGTCCATTAATGAAGGATATATATGGTCTAGGTAAAAGAGATTTAATAGCTAACTATTTTAGAGGTATTGATACAGGATTCAAACCAATTGAATATGACTTTAATAATGATCCTGGTCTACAAGCTGCCATAAAACAGTATGGTCCTTTAAAAGCTTATGAACTTTTATCTCAACAAGCTCATGGTGAACCATTAGAAGATGGTCGTATTGGTTATGCATTACGTGTGCATAATGATGCTATGAAAAAGTATGGTTTTGATCCAGCTTTGTTTATTAAATATAATGATTGGGACTTTCATAAATTTAATCCTCTTGGATCTCCAGAATTTATAAAACAAAGTTATCATGATTTGTTTGATAGATATGGACAAGAAACTATTCCAATTGAAATTCAATCTGATGCTTCAAAAGGAAATCCTGAATTTATGATGGCAGGCAATCCAGTAACTCCAGCAGATAATATTGGAGGTCATATGGGTTTCTTACAAAGAACACCTGAGGAAGAATTTAATTTTACCACAAGAGATTTGTGGGGATTCAGACCAGAAGCATACAATAGCAAATGGAATATGGATACCAAAATGAAACAAGGCCAAACACAATTGATGGATGCTTTTGGTAAACCCTTTGTTCTTACACAGACTAATCCTATTCAATTTAACACATATAAGAACTTTAAGAAGAAGTTCTTTAAGAAGGGTGGTGCTAAGACTAATCCACCACTTCTTGGTAATATGGCTAAGGCTATACAAAGAGGATACAGCCCTAACTTAGTAAAGTCAATATTTGAGTTAAGTCAGAATGGTCAGAACTTGCAAGCATTAAATTATCTAAAAAATAATTACCTACGAAATATGGGTTCTTTAATGGATCTACCTGGAGCTGTGCAAGGTTCTACATTAGACTTACCACAACTTAATGCACAACAGATAGAAGCATTACTGCATCAGAAACCTATGTTAGAAAGTGATTTTCTAACTCAATACAGTGGGTATAATCCTATACAATATGATGGAGGTTTACCAATTGTTACTGGGGGATTGACAGGTCATAAAACTTCATTCCAAAACTTTGACAGAAACTTTAGAGGAACAGGTTTTGGTAATCAAACGGGTGGTGTATATTTTACTACACAACCAACTGTTGCTGCTGAGAATGCTCAAATTAGTAGTATGGGTGGCTATGGATTTAATCCTAATACACCAACATTTACACCTCATATTTCAGAAGCTATATTTAAAAATCCTGATAAATTTTTACAGTATAATGCACCCATAACAGAAGAATTGGCTAAATCTATTGGAATGATTAATGGCATAGATCCAAGAAATAGTGACACATTAGGACAGCTTGAAATTGATCTGAGAAAAAGTTTTTCAAAAACTGATGATTATAGTGATTATGATTTTGCTATGAAATCAGCTGCTGATGCTTTAAGAGAAAAAGGAATTGCAGGTTATTTTGATCCAAGTGGTCGTATCCAAGAAATAGTGGCTTTTGATGAAGGTGATGTAAATAAAATAAAACAGTTTGAACTTTACAAAGATCTTGATGATGCTTTGATTATGGGATATCTGAAAGCAATTTCTAAAACTCCATCAACACAAACTGATGCAGAGAAAAAATTGGTTGCTGCATTTGAAGAGTATCTGAAAACTGGTAACAAACAACAACTAATAGATAGAAAGAAAGGTGGTGCACTACCACCATCTCTATTGAAGACTCTCAAAGGAGTTAGTAAATTGACTCCAGGTAATGCTTTAAGATCTACATTGTACTCTGCTGTTAATCCAGCTAGTTATAACATTCTAAAAAAAATAAAGGCTGCACCTCTTGAGCTATACAATAACATGATGTACAATGATACTCGTCCCTTTAGAGTAGGTATGAGTTTAAAACATGGGGCTCCTGAATTAAGAGACAACATGTTAGAACATGTTCGTATGGATTTAAACCAGTGGAATAAAACTTCATTGGCAGATCAAATGGCTGCAATAAAAAATGCATATGGTAGCAAGCATTTGAACACATTAGAAGATATTGGAAGAAGAAGATTAGATTCCTGGGCTGTAGGTTTGAAAAGACCACAGGAGCATAATACTTTAGAACAAGTGGGTGACAATACATTTAGAATGGTTGACACAGAATATACTCCTATGTACTTAAATGAACTTTACAATGATCTATTAGCTACAAAAATTGAATCTGATCCTATGGCCAACGGCTTTGGTTCTGTTGTTGATGATGGACAATTCAGTCCACTAGAACAACTTAGTAGAGATCAGTTTAGAGTTAAGACACAATATTTTGCTTCTAATCCAGCAACAGTTCCGTACAGATTATCAGAAAAAGATAAGATAGGATATCCAAATTGGAATAGAACAAGACATGCACAAGTTGATCCTATGGGTCTTTTATCTAAGATGACTACAGGTACGGTATATGACAATGACCGTTATGGAGTAATGGGTGGTTACAATTGGAAAATTAATGAACATCCAGAAGGAATGGTTTTTCAAACCAATGACCTATGGGATTTAAATCCGTTTGAAAAAAGAATAGATCCTATGTTAAATACTGATGCTCTTAAAAATAAGTATCTAAACATGCACTATTACAAACCATTCCAAAACTTTGAAGCACTTCGTGCAGTGGGTGGTAAACCATTTAACATACAGAACAATTTCTTGGTAGATCCTGATTCATTTAATGTACTAAGACAATGGGCAGAAGGTGGACCATTAAAAGGGGGTCCAGAAGAACCTATAACAGATTGTCCAGAAGGCTACACATATGATCCAGATAAATTGGGTTGTGTACCAATGTCAAGTGATGTACAAGATCCTGCTCAACAACATATTTCCAACTGGTGGATGAATAGAGAAATAAAATGGCCTGAGAATAATAAAGATTATCAAAACAATATGGAACAGATTCTTCCTACATCAAATCCAAATTCTCCTGTTATAGAGCAATTAAACAATTGGCCGGGTTATGTTTATACTGATAATTTACCAAGACCAGATGCTGGAGGTACATATGACACTTCAAAAAAAGAACCAAGAATATTTGTAAGGAAAAGTTTTAGTCCTGAAATGAGATTGCAAACTGAAATACATGAAGGAACTTCACATGCCAATGCTCCAGTAGCAGATCAATTATTTGATATGCATAATAGGATTATGAAACAAAATCTTATTCCAATAAATAAAGATTGGTCACCAGCACAAAAAGATTTTTACAATTATGTGACAGCACCAGATGAAGATAACTACCACTCTTATCTTATGAATGCCAGAAAGATATTTAATGTAGATCCTAAACAAGTTGTAACTGAATCTGATATAAATAAATGGAGACAACAAGCTGAAGAAAGTGGAATGATGGATAGAGAGAGTCCTAACTTTAATGAAGAGATTTACATTTTATTTAAATTCGCAAAAGATCCAGCATCATTGACCAATATATTTAATTACATGGCAGAAAATAAAAATGAATCTGCTGAAGAAGGTCCACAGTATACTAAAGATGGTGGTAGTATTGACTACGAATTAGGTGACACAGTAGATAAAGCTACTATGGAAAAATTAAAAGAATTAGGTTATACCTTTGAACAAATTAAGTGATGGCAAAATATAGAATAACAAGTATTCCTCAATCATTACCACAAGCTCGTAAAGGAGGGTCATTAAAGTACAAGAAAGCAAAATCTGGTAAATTAAAAAATTTCTTCTTTGGTAATGAAGGTGATTATGATAATATTGCCATGGATATGTTCAATACGGATATGATGAATGGATCTCCTAGAACTGCTGCCGGTAATCAACCTATGGTAGAAGTAGAAGGTGCACCACAACCATCATACTGGAATATGCAGCAAGGATGTCCTCCTGGAAAATTCTCTTACAATGGTCAATGTTTTACAGAAGCCGAGTATGTAGAGTATTCTAAAAGAGAAATGGAAGAGTACGAAAGAAGTATGAACCAGAAGAAAGCTGCTAGTCAACAAAGATTTGAAGGTATAGTTCAAGAAAACCAACAACGAGCACAAGAACAAAGTACTAGGTTAAATCAAGAAGAAACTGAAAGATACTATACTAATTTCAAAAACTCAAAGAAGTCTGATAAGATAGATCCATACATGTCCATTCCTAATTTGAATATGGATAGAATGGTGGATATGGTTGATCCAGAAGGTAATCCTGTTTTAGGGGAGGATGGTAAGCCACAGCAAGAAACTTTAGGAGATCAATTAAAGAAATCTTTTCTTATTAACGTTACAGAGAATGGATATACACAACTGTATCCAAAAGATATTGTCCATGACAGAATCGTTAAGCATGGTTTTCAAGCCGATCAGTTTAAGAATATCTGGGGATTAGATCCTAAACAAGTTAAAGAACAACTTGGAGATATAATGAAACTGGCTGATGAACAGTACACTAATACTGTTTTGAACAAGGTTGCTAAAACTGCTATAGAAGAAGGTAAGTCACCGGAAGAAGTAATCAAATCTTTACCTACATCATGGGGAGGAAGTGAATTGACTAAATATATTAAGCCATCTCAAGAAGAGGTTGATAAAATCTATTCTGAATTTGTTAAACAAAGTTTAGAAGGTCTTCAAAAACAAATAGGTGTTAAGGAAGAGGATGGAATGCTGCGGTATGACAGAAGTAAAAAAGCAGATAAACCAAAACTTGATTTTGATTTTGAAAGTGATATCTATTTAAATGCATATGATGATGATGGTACTTTAACAGCACAAGAAGTAGATCCTGTAAAAGCATATGCTCAGAAGTGGATAGCTTCAGGAAAGACTGCTAAAGAAAGATATGAAAGACAAATGCAAGTTGATGCTATCAACCGTAAAGATTATTCAAAAACATATGATGAAGCAGTTAAAAATGATAAAACATTTAAAGAAACATTTAATATAGATGATATTAATTTAAATGCATCCGGAGAGGATATAAATAATATGCCTCCTTCAGATAGAATGCAAACACTTAAACTTAATGAGACACGTAGACTTAATGAGATCAATCAAAGCAATTCTGAGAGAGCTGAAGAAAATATAGGAGATAATGCTGTACAAACTAAACGTACTGAAGATTTAATAAAACTTACAGGTTTTACAGATGACTTTAATAAATTTATGCAAGAACGGCAACGTTTAACTATGTATGGTGTATATAAAAATGCATTAACAGATTCAGGAATATCCTATGCAGATAAAGCTAAAGTTCTACAACATCTCAATGACAACAAAGGTGACTTAGCATATAACTATTTGTTTGACAGAAGCCGTGATGCTTCTGATCCCTTATCACAAAATAATTATAATTCTGAACTAGGTAGCTTAATGGGTGGAGAAGGTTATGGAAATCTTTTGACACAGCCAAAAATTCAACAAGGAAAAGCTCCAGGTGCCGATATTGGTGTAGGTGCTAAAACATGGGATGTCTTAACCAATTGGGGTGATGCTGCTTATCATGGATTAAATGCTTTTATAGGTAATAAAGATTTTAGTGATAACATGTGGAGTATTCCAGGTAAATCTTTAAATGAAGTAAAAGCTGATGAAGAAAGATTAGGTATAGATCTAAGAGGTAACGATCAATTTAATGCTTCACTTGTACCTGAACTTTTAAATAAGTTAAATCCTTTGCATGCAGTAGATGAAATCTATAGAGGTTATAAAAGAAATGGACTTAAAGGAGCTTCATCTAAAGCAAGTAAAGCAGCATGGGATGCTACTGAAACTGCAGCAATGTTTATTCCAGGGGGTCAAGGAATTAAATTACTACGTCAAGCATCTCTATTAAACAATACTCTAAATAAAGGTAGTCTATTAAATAAAATTTCTAAAGGTTTTAATGGACTACAAAGAGGAATTAATAGTCTAGGTTTGCCTGGACAATATGTAACAAACTACTTTAACAAAAGTCTACCAGCATTTGCTTTTGATGCAGTAAGACCATATGGTGAATTTCATGAAGGTTTTGAAAATTTAACAGAAGGAAAAACAACAGAAGGTTTAAAAAACTTGGGATGGGGAACACTTGGTATAACTCCATATATAAGTAAAATACCACGTATTGAATACCAAACTCCATCAGGTAGAACATTTGGTATTGGTAATACAGGAACAACTTGGACTACTGCACAAAATGAAAAACAATTTGCAGACTTAATGAAATCTAGTACACTTGATGATTTAAAAAAAGTTTATTCAGAAGAAAATCAAATTGCAGAAGCTGAACAAGCACTTAATAATGGAACAGCATTTCCAAATTATACATTTACACATCCGTTAAAAAGACAAGCTCAACTTTCTGATGATTTTCAAAATATGACTAATCAAGAATTTGCTTTCAAAAATTTAGGATTTGCTCCAAAACCAGGAGGACCTTTTCAACTTGGAACTTTCAATAGCCCATTAAAATATTCAGGAAAACTCGGACAGTTACAATTTGGTACAGGAAAATTTTTTCCAGCTAAACTTCAGGGAATAGAATACAGACCTAATATACAGTATGATACTGCACCTATGACTATTGGTTTTAGAAATGGAGGTTCTATTCCTAAAGCTAATGTAGGTATGATTGTTAGTGGACTGCAAAGTTTAGGTAACCCTACAAAGATGAAAACTGGTGGAGCATTACCACCACCTAACTTAGGTAAGATAGTAAAGGTAGCAAACAGTTTAGCAATTCCTACAAAACAGATGGTAAAGTCGTTACCAAGTATGGGTAATCAACCTGGTTTAGAATGGTTACAAAGGTGGTATTCAAGTCCAGAGTTAGCAACAAGAATTTCAAACACTATTGATCCATCTTCTGCTTTTGATCTTAAAAAACATAGTGTTTCTTTAGAAAAGTTAATGGCAGCACAGCCTAAAACATATTCTCAATTAGCAGCAAAAAACGGTTTACTACAAACTATTCCTTATTATATAGGGACAGGTGGTTTGTACTCAGGTGGTAATTTATATATCAATCGTCTTTTATCTAAAGCAAATCAAGAGTCTTTTACAGCTCATGAAGGAACTCATTTATATGATGATCCAAGACATGCTGTAACCCAACCAACGGTAACACAAGAATGGATAGGACCTGATGGACAGAGAAGAGTTCAATTTGATGAAAATTCACTTGTCCAAGATGATTATCATTTAGATGCAAATGGAAGACCTACCTTTTTTAATCAAAAAGAAACCGAAATGTTATTAAAACCTTTTGGTCTTTCTAAACCTCCTTTGTATCCAAACAAAATGGATCTTTTTGGTAATGATTATTTTAGAAGATACTATACACATCCAGATGAAATTCATGCTAGAATGAACCAAGGTAGATTTATGCTTAATAAATCTCCAGAAGATCCTTTTACATTAGATGATTTTAATAAAGTACAAACTTTAGAGGACTGGTTTGGAATGGGTAAACATATAACAGATAAAAATGCTTTTCTGGATTTGATGAATAAATTCTATGGAGTTGTCCCTGCTGCAATAGTAGGTTCTCAACTACTAGATGAAGACACAGAACAAAGAAAAAAAGGAGGATCTACACCAAAAGCTAAAGCAAATCCACCAAGAGTATTGGGAAGAACAGTTCAAAGTATTAGTAGTATGTTGAAACCTACTTCTCAATTTAGAACTACCATGAATGCATTAGAAAATTTTGGAAGTACTTTACCTACAAATATGTCTCTTTTGAATTCAGTTGCTAAACCATTCCAAGGTATTAATAATCCTGTCATGGATTTAAATGTACAAGGCTTACTGAAGTCTCCAACTGATTTGGGTGGTACAGGAATAATAGGTTATGGAGATGACATACATAAAGGTGATCCATGGTATCAAATAGATCCTGCAGATTATGGAGGAAGTGAGACATGGAGACAAGAAGGAAGAACTGATGCTGAAGGATCTATAGAAAGATATCTTGGTAATCTAAAACCATATGGACCGGATGCATTTAATAATATAGGAAACTTTGATTTTGAGATAGGATCAGATGGATGGAAAGCAAGAAATGCAATGATGGGAATGGCCAGTCCACTGTACCAACCTCAGAAAACTCTAGGCACAGGAGATTTTTATACATTTGATGAGTTCAGTAATTTAGTTCAAAAACAAACACAGTATTTAAATGATAGAGCTGCTTTTGATGAAATGTATCCTGAAGACCCAGGTATGAGAATGTGGAATGCTTTACGTGGTGATACACAAAGAGATGAAATGTTTGCTAATTTATTTCCCAATTCTGGTATACAAAACTTTAAACAAAAGTTTTATACTCCAGAACTTTTAGATCTTATGAAAAAAACAGATCGAGATGAAAAAGGTAGAAATTTATATGATCAATTGGTAAGTAATACAAACATGGGTGATAATAAAATGTTAAACATGAGGTCTTTAAATAGTGTAACAAAAGGAGAAGATACTTTACCTTCTACATACAAAGACTTAGTTGAGTACTTAAAACCTGATAGTTATTTATATACGGCTCCAGCTAAAGAGGTTGTTGGTGAAATGAGAGGAAGTCTTGGACTAAAATTAGAAGACATTAATAATGCTACACCAGAGCAACTTGAAAAATGGAAACAAGAAATTATTAAAAAAATGTATGAACAAGCTAAAGAAAGATGGGACAAAGATTCAACTATTCCTTTATCTGGTTATGATGCATATGAAAAATTCTTTAGTAGGTCAGGTTCTAAGAATAAACTTGGAGGAGCTATACCAAAAGCACGACTGGGGTTAAGTGTAATTGGAAAGAATGTAAATAACATAGAAAACATTCTTAATGGTACAGCTAAATCAACAAATCTATTAAGACTAGTTGATAGAGCTATTACTCCGGTTGGTTATGGAATAGTTGGAAAAATGTTAGCATCTCCATTTACTTATATTAAACCTTATGTGCCGCAAACTTATGGTCTTAAGAATAGATATGATGCATGGAATCTATATAATCAAATACAACCAAAATATGGAGGCCTGAGTCTTAATGAAGATGGTACAGTTGCGGTAAAAAACTTTGATATTTCAAAACCTATATTAGATCAAATAAGAAATTCAGAAAGAAACTCTTTTGAAACTGAAGAATTCAATAAGATGAATGGACATTTGGCAATTAACTTTGGTGGTGTTCATGGAAATGGTCTTGTAGCTAAAGGAGTTGATGATACTGGAAGACAGTATATGGATTTTACTGATACATGGGATTTACACCCTTTACAAAGATTTGGTAATTTGTTACCCAAGCCAATAAGAAATATTGAAGTTGGTCAAGTAACAGGTGGTAAACCTTTTGATCTTCGTAATAGAATTTACTTTGATGGAGAAGGAAATTATTTTAATCAAGATGGTACTCCATTAATTACATATAGTAAAGAAGTACCAGGATTTGACTATACAAATGGAGCATTACAGGTACAGCAAAATGCATCAACAAGAAATATAAAAGAAATTGAATTACCAGATAATAAAAATGTTGAGTTTGTTGCAAGTTCAGGTGTACCTGAAAATGAATTTCAACAAGTAAATGAAGAATTTAATGATGCTTATCACCAGTCTAATTTAAACAAATTAGCTACAATAGGTATTGGTTTGGGAATAGGTGGTATTAATTCATTTATTGATTATCAAAATAACAAACCTATGCTAATGATTGATGTAAGAACTGGTAAGGTTGTTACTGTTACAAAAGCTGAGATGGAAGCAAACCCAGGTAGATACATTAGTACCAAAAATCTAAAACGTGGTGGTGCTATTTCCAAAAAGAAAACAGGTGGTGTAGTAACTGAGCTCACTAAAAAAGAAATAGAGCAATATGTTAAAGATGGCTATATCATTGAAGATTACTAAACTTTATAAGTTTATCCATTAAATTAAATTTTAGTATATTTATATATATAAGAAAATATGAAGAAGCAAGTAAGGATTAGAAAAGCCCTTCCAGGAGAGACCCCGGGTTACTATAACAAGACTGCTAAGTTTTTAAAAAAGGCAGCCATGGGTATGGAAGTTTCTACTACACGTACAGATCCGGCTAGAATAAATCAAATATATGATCATGTATATATCTCCTTAAAGAATGATGGAGATGCAGATACATTATATTACCAACTACTTAATCAGTATGCATTAGATAACAATACAGCATCAATGCTTATTGATTCTGCTATGGCTAAACTTGCTGATGAAGGATATGTTGATCCTGATACTGTTAAAACTGAAGATACAGAAGGAGCAGAAGGACAACCACAGGATCCTCAGAAAAAAGCAAATGAAGATGCAGAAAGAGCAGCTTCAGATGCTGAACAAGAAGAGTTGGCAATGTCCAATGATATTTATGCTGAGGATGAGGAAAGAATGAATGATACCTCACACTTAGAGACTGAACAAGCCCAACAAGAACAAGGTTTTAAAACAGGTGGTTATTATGATGAAGGTGGTGAAAGTGAGGAAGATGATTCTCAGTATGTTGATCCTGAGCAAGCAGCATTAGATCAATACTACTATCCGGGTACTCAGATGCAGAGACCTTTCTCTATGGAAGAGTTACTAGCTAACACACCAGGGGTGCAGAATAATGAGATTCCAGACATACGTTATTACATGCCTGACTATAATCCTGTGTCTAGTTATTATCAAGCAGAAGATTACTTACCTACAGGAGCAGAGGGAGGAGTCACTCCTCCAATAAAAAATCTTTTTTCTGGATTAGGTTCTAAACTTACATTACCTATTATTCCAACAGGTAACCCATTAACAAACCTTTCAGCAGCTCGTAAGATAATTTCTCCTTTTACATTACTTGGAGAAGGTATGACAAGATTGCCATATCTAGGAGCTAAGTTTACACCAAAACTAACAACTCCATTTACTCAGAATAGAACTGAGTTATGGAATGTTCTTAACGGTGCTACCCCTAAATTAGGAACATTCAGTCAGAATGGTACTATGATTGGTGGAGCTGATGGAAGTTTGCAAGCAGATAGATTGTTATTGTATCAGGATGACGTTAAGAAAATAACCGAGAAATTAAAATATGGTGAGAATAACTTTACATTAGGTGACATATATCCTACTGCTGAACAAGATGGTTTAGTTAGTGGTATATATCCAATGGAAACAAAAATCATTGGTGGAGTAGATGACAATGGTAATCAGTTTTTTGAACTCAAGCATGGATTTGGACCAAATCAAAAGTTACCTTTTGGAACAACTTCTACTAAAGCTAAAGAAGTTACATTTAAGAATAGGTTCTATTATAACACAGATCCTGAAACTGGTGGTCTTAAGATTTTTGATCCTCTTGGTAATGAGTTAATGGCAGGTGTACAAACTAAGTCACATGTTAATAGAGGAGTATTACCTTCTTGGCTTAGTGCAAACCGTGATGTTGTAGGAAGAGACATGAACTTAAGTGGAGAAGGTACACCATTTCCTAGTTATTTTGATTCAGTTGGAAAATTTGGACGAACAAATAATATAACAGGACTTCCTCCACTTACATGGAATGATCTCAGCACTAGAGGAAAAATTGGTAGAGGTATTGAAACATTTGCAACTACCGGTCTAAATCAATTCTTTAGAACAGGTGCAAAGAACATACAGCAAGTAGACTATCCTGTATATGGATATGCAAATGCTGCATTGGGTCCAAACATTCAGAACCCGGCATCTATTCCTTTTTCTCAAACAGCATCTGATATTAAGAATGCTATTAACTACAAGTACAGATTAGGATTAAAAACAGCATTGTATGCTGGTATTCCATCTTATTTAGGCTATCAGATATATGACTCATTTGCAAATCCATGTCAATGTGATGATGCTAATGAACCTAACTTCATGGCCAAGGATACATTTGGTAAATGTCCATGTGGTACAGATGTGGGACCAACAAGAGTCTTAGATCCAGAAGCTATACCGGTAGAAGAAAATACTGTAGAACCAAGTGACTTGGAAAGACCTGATAGTATTCAATTCTTAGAAGGCCAACATCCATCTGACTATAATTACTACAGATACAATGATTCAAATATTGTTAATCCAAATATTCAAAATGAAGCTATAGGAGATGACTTTAAGAAAGGTGGTGTAACTAAGAACAGATTCATTAAGAAAATGGTTGAGATGTATGCCGAAGGTGGTGATACTGATTTAGGACTATTTGGTCAAGGTAAACGTACAGATACCTTAACTGATGATGTTACAAATAGAAAGACTTCTTTCTTAAATACATTAAAGAATAATTCAAACAAAGCAGTATCTGCAGATATCTATAAAAATGCCCAAGGAAATCCACAGGTTCTAAACATGTTGATGAAAGATGGTCCTAAAGAAAATCTTGCAGAAGATGCATTTGAAACAAATAAGTTAAGCACTGATCCTACTGCAGCATATGGGGGATTCATTGATATGGATTCTGATGATCCTCTTACAAAATTTATTTATGGAGGAGATGAGACTGAGTACTATGAGCCATATGGATTAACTCAAGCAAGAGATGGTATTACTATTCAGAATAGAGCAGGAGATCTAAGAGGTGTGCAAGGTCAAATGGACTTTGATGAATGGTCTCAAGGAGAACAAGAAGATTGGGAAGCTGCAAATCCAGGTGAAGATTTTGAAGCATGGAGAAGCAGTCCAGAAGCACAGGATTCATATATTAATTACATTAATTTTTATAATGATTCTTTGGATGAGTACTTTAATGAGGGTCAGAGAACAAGAACATTTGATCCTAATGCACCTGGTGTAGTGTCTGATACTTTTAATCCTTGTGGTCCGGGTACAGTTTGGAGTAAAACATACCAAACATGTGTCCCAAAAGCTACAATAAATCCCATCCCTACACCAGTAAGAATGCCTCAAGGTTTATTCAGAACACTAGCTCCTTGGAATCCAGCATTAACTGCAGCTGGATCATGGGTAAAACAAAAAGGTACTCCATACTATATCAATGATGGTCAATCATACAATGGTCTAATGCCTTCAACACCTGTAGCTAGTTATACTACCAAAGCAGGTAGAAATGGTGAACGTAAGAAATGGCTTGATATCTATGAAGTAGATGGTGATGGTACAGGTACTGAAGTTCCTATGGAAGATTTAAGTCAGTTTGAACAGATGATGAGACATCGTCCTAATAAAGCTGGTAAGAAACCTAGCCGTAAAGAATATCTTAACTCAAAGTTGAGAGAAGATTCTTGGAACAATGAAAATTGGGATCAATTATCTGAAAGAGATAAGAGAGCAGCTAGAAATACCTACACATTTGAAAATGAAGATGAGAGAAACTTGTGGGATAATATAAGATATAGAGCTCAAGGAACTAGATATAGTGAATCTGGTAGAACCAAAAAAGTAAAAGAAAGAAGATTGGGTGGTGAAAGTGAATCCACTAATGGCTTTGGTAACAGTTCTAATTCATCTGTACTAGACCCATTCTCTGCATCAGGAAATCTATCTGCAAATCAGTCTCAAGCAAATTCATTAGGTCAGCCCCCTATTAATTATAACCCTATGGGAGATAATCCTTTTTCTTTTGATAAAGAACAAGGACATACCCTAGGTAAATCTGAAAATGCTGGAGATAAAAAATATGTAGGTGTTGAACGGAAACGAAAGGATATCTACAATCTTGACCCTGAAGGTATGATCAATGTTGGTAATAATGCTGCCAGAGGTGTATTAGGTGCCTGGGATAGAATAAAGAATGCAAAGATTGAGTTCAATAACACTCTAGACATCACAGATCCGTATAATAACTATGCATCATCTTATGATATTAGAAAAGGAAACTGGAATGACACTGGACATAAAGCAGGTTCATTGAATTATGATCAAAAAGGTTCTGATAGAAATAGTCAATCAACCTTTGGTAGTGGTAAAAGATATGGTGGTTATATGGCCTATGGTGGTTATACTGAACCAGGATATGAAGATGACGAAGAAGTTTACATGACTCCAGAAGAACTAGAACAATTCTTAGCAGCAGGAGGACAAGTTGAATATTTATAAGCAAACCAATGATAAAAGTTAGAATTAAAAAATTGCCGAAGGCAAAAACAGGATACCAACTTCAAGGAGCTTTGGTTAATGATGTTCCTGCAATGGGAGGAGCAGATTACAATGCATACATTGGTAAAGAAAAACTTAGAGAGAGTAAATATATTACTGCTGTTCCAAGAGATAAAGCTAATCTAGAGGCTGAGGGAGGTGAAACTGTTTACGGTGACATCAATGGAGATGGAATGCCGGAACATAAAATCATCAAAGGACCAAGACACCATGCTGGTGGAGTACCACTAAGTCTTCCTGAAGATACATTTATCTTTAGTGATACAAGAAGTATGAGAGTTAAGGACCCGACAATACTTGCTATGTTTGGTAAGTCTCCTGGTAAGTCTTATACCCCAGCTGAATTGGCTAAACAATATGATATCCAGAAGTACAGAAAGATTTTAGAAGATCCTGATACAGATGCAATAGAAAGAAAGTCTGCTGAGTTGATGATCAAAAAGTATGTTATTAAGTTAGGATGTCTTGCTCTTGCACAAGAGTCAATGAAAGGATTCCCACAAGGGATTCCTGTTGTTGCTAAACCATGTATGGAAGCAAGAGGTATTACAGAAGAACAAATCTTGCCAAGTAAAGAAATCTCTGGTTTGAATGATCAGCTGAAGAAACAAATGGAGCAGCAACAGAATTCTGAAGAGACAATGGAATCAGAGAATCAGCAGAATCCTATGGAAGAAGCTCAGGAGATGAACCAAGGTCAACCAGTAGCTCAAGCACAACAAAGTCCATCACCAGAAGCAATGATGAGATTTGGTGGTATGAGAAGATTGAGAAGAGCTGCAGAAGGAATGATGCAACCATCTCCAGAAGAGATGGCTATGATGCAACAACAACAGCAACAACCACAACAAGGTGGGGGTGATGAGATGATGCAAATCATGCAAGAGGTTCAGGCTGCACTACAAAGAGGTGCACAACCTAATGAAGTTGTTATGAGTTTATTACAGAATGGTCTTCCACCTGAAGCTATAGTACAGATATTTACACAACTTGGTGCTTCACAAGAAGAGGCTGTGGGTATTATCCAACAAGCTATGTCTCAACAACAAGGTGGTGGAGAAGATCCAATGATGGCTCAAGGTCCTCCAATGTCTGAGCAAGAAATGATGCAGCAACAAGGAGCTCCAATGGCAATGTATGGTATGTCTATGGGAGGGTATGATATGCCTTTCTATGATATTCCACAAGCTGAGTATGGTATGGCAATGGGTGCTAACCCACAAAACTATCAAGGAAGACAAGGTAGAGTACCTTCTACAGGTCCTATGTACAATTTAGCTAAAGCACAAAATGGTGTAGAAACACCTGCACCAATTGTCATTGATGGTACTGCAATGACTGATGCACAAATTGAACAAGAAATTTGGAACATTAAACAAAAAGACCCAAATGCTGTAGTACATGTTAAACGTAAGGATGAAAAAGGAAATGTTAAAACACAAGTATTAAAACAATCTGGTTTTACAGTTCCTACTGGAAAAGATCTTGATGCTGCTGGTTTAGAGGGGTTCCCTGATACACCAAATGGTAGAATGGCAGCTGCACAGTATTTATTGATTAAAGAAAATATGTCTAACCCAGCGGTTAGAAAAGAAATGATTGCTAATACAAGATCAGTTGTTGAAAATCCAGAAGCTTGGAGAGGAAAAGGTTCAACAAGTGCCGATCCAAATGATAAATGGTCTGTTAAATACGGTACTGAACCAACTGATGAGGAAATCATTAATGCTTCTTTGATGTTAAATAAAAGAAACTTGATGTTCCAAGCAAATGATGTGGATCCTCAATTGTTTTCTGACGTAGGTAATAAATTAGATGACCCAGCTACTGTAGTTAGTGAAGGTTATATAAATCCTAAAACACAAAAACCTTATACTACAACAGAGGCAACAGCTGCTATTAATGATTTAAGAAGTAAAGGTTTTACAAGTGTAGCCACAATGGCACAAAATCTTGGAGTTCCATTGGATCCAAGAGGTAAAGACAGAGTACTTCAACAATCTACAATGCATGCTTATGCACTTTCACATAAAAACTTTAGTGAAGGTAAATATGATAACGACCCTAATACAAAGTATGCAATGGATAACTTCTTGGGTAATGTTAATCAAGTACAATCCGGAGCTGGTGATGAATCTACTATGGGAGGTTTATATGGTGCATTAGGTAATAAGATTTCACCTCTTGATGACGAGTATGATTATTCAAATAACAATTGGTATCAAACAAATTCAAGAGGTAGTCTTCAAAGAGGTAAATATACAACTTGGGGTGATACTCAAGCTGGTGAATACTTTATGGTAGGTAAAAGAAGTCAAGTTTATGACGATTTACCAGCAGATCCAAACTGTCAATGTGAAGATCAAAGTAAACCTAACTATAGTACATACAAAGATGACAAAGGAAACTGTACATGTACACCACCTACTGAAGTAAAGAATTGTCCTTGTGTTAAATCAGATGGTACTGAGATAAACATGACACCTAATCCGGATAATACATGTCCTCCTTGTACTGAAGATAAGCAAGTTCCAGTTCCTAAACCTCCTGCTGAGTTTTGGTTGCAAGATACAATCAAGACTGCTGGTGCATTTGGGGATTTGATGGGTGTTAAAAAATACATGGGATGGTCACCGGGAATGGATTACAAAAATCCACGACCTACATTCTTAGATCCTACAAGAGAACTTGCTGCCAATTCAGAACAAGCAGGTATTCAATCTCAAGCATTAGGTCAATTTGCTGGGTCACAAGCATTGTCTGCAAGATCAGCAGGTATTCAAGGTCAAGCTGGCAAGAATGCTGCAGATATACTTTCTAAGTATAACAATGCTAATGTCAACATAGCAAATCAATTTGAGTTAAAAGGTACTGATATTGCAAACCAAAACACTGCATTAAGACAAGCAAATGCTTCTAAACTTTATGACCAGAATACTATTGCAAATCAGCAGTTTGATAATTCTAAGTTGGCATTGAGAAACAACTTGAGAAACTACTATACTAATGCTATTACTAATAAATGGAAGACAGATGCATTAAATCAAATGTATCCTAACTATGCAGTAAGACCTGGTAATGGTGGTGAGATGGGATTCCAACCAACACCAAGATCAGTAACTGGTCAAGGAGCTGGTAGTACTACAGGTAGTTGGCAAAAAGCAATGGATGAATGTAAAGCAAACAACCCTGGAGCAAGTGAAGCAGTATTGTTAGCTTGTGCTAAATCTTCAACAGGTTCATATGGTTCACAACCAAGTACAGGAGCTAATGCAAATGCTGTCAATACAATGTATGGTTCTCAACAACCTCAACGTGAAAGAGATGGAGGAGAAATATATGATGATGGTGGTTATGTTCACATTAACTCATGGCTTCCATTTATCTTGTAAACTTTAGAGGTTTATTAAACTTATAAAATTTTAATAGTTTTACACAAACATAAATTATGGCAACGTATTTACAAGGAGTCACAGATTATATACCAGATTATCAGCCGTTTCAACCTGATTTAAATTTCTATGGTAATTTACTACAAGCTAAGCAAAATCAATATGATACTAACTGGCAATCATTAAATAATTTATATGGTCAACTTTACGGTGCAGATTTAACTCACGAGTTAAATATTAAAAAGAAAGATGAGCTTCTAAAACAAATTGATTTCAATGTTAAAAGAATAACAGGTCTGGATCTTTCCCTAGAGCAGAATGTAACTCAAGCTATGCAAGTATTCAAACCATTCTATGAGGATAGGTATCTTATGAAAGATATGGCCTGGACTAAGAACTGGAAGAATACATATAACTCAGCTAATGCATTAAAGAACTCACAAGACGAGAAGCAAAGAAAACAATGGTGGTCTACAGGTGTTCAGGGACTAGATATTAGAAGACAAATGTTTAAGGATGCTACATTAGATGAGACCTTAAATATGGGTAATGCACAGTATACTCCATTTGTAAATGCAGTTACTGAGTATTTAGATCTTGCAAAGAAGTATGATGTTGGTGCCGTAACACAGTTACCTGATGAGTCTGGTTTGTATTTGGTACGAAAGAAAAATGGTGAATTGATTTTACCTACTCTACAGAATATGTTCTTGGCTGAATATACTAATAGACCTGACATACAGGATATGTATAGAGAGCAGGCATTTGTAGAAAGAATGAATTATTCTTATCAGAATGCTGAGAAGTTTGGTGGTAGTAAATTAGAAGCTGAGAAGGATTACATCAAAGCAAAATATGATTGGTTGCAGAAATATTCAGAAAGTAAGAATGTTAAAGCACAAGATGAATTAAATACTACTAAGAACTTACAAGGACAGCTTGAACAAGATATCAATAAAGGTAATGTGAATCCTCAACAGTTATCTTATGCAGAAAGACTTAATCAAGGTCTCAAAGTAAATAGTGCTATTGCTGAAGATGCTCAAAAGTTAGATGATCAAATTAATGATAAGCAAAATACTGTTGCTACTCAAGGTTACAATGAAGATATCTTAAGTGATATAGAACTTGCAAGATTAAAAGTAGACTCAGGATTTGCTTCTGTGGCAGCTGAACAAGATATTATGAGAGCTGCCAATGATTATGCTATGACTAACTACGAAGTTGAGTACAAAGCTAATCCTGTTGGTCTAGAGTTCTTAAGAGATAAACAAGCAAGAGCAAGACAAAGACAAGGTCACACGGATAGATTGGAAGAAATCCAAGCTCAAAGTGATGCTAGAATGTGGGAAAAAGCTGTTGATTACAATGTTGGAAAGAACTATTGGAGTTTTGATAAAGATGGTAAGATAAATACCAATCCTCAAGTAAATGGATTTGGTATTACGTTTACTACTCCTGACGGAACATCATCTGGTGAAGTTATGTCTATAGATGCAGCAAATCAATTGATGAGAACTCAAATGATTAGTGAGCATGCTACTGAACCAGTAAGTAACTTGATGAAGTTTGTGCAGAATGGTGTTAATTCTAATTCATTTACTGCTGCACAGATTGCTCAGTTTGTATTGAAACTTAACCCAAGTGATCCTCTGGCAAAGAAGATTATGAAAGAAGGTAGTAAAAATTACAGACCGGAAATCATTAAAGTATGGAATAGTGTATGGCAAAGTTATAATGCAGATCCAACTGGCTTTACTCAAAAAACTGTAAACTCGGGACAGATTTATAACATCAATGAGTTGATGCAAAGTTGGGCTACTAAACATGCTGGAAGTGAGTTGTCTAAAACATATTTTGGAGATCAATCAATGGTTAAGTTGAACCAACTTGCACGAACTGATGATGCATTGAATAGTGTAAGAAATAAAAACTACGATAAGATCCGAAATAAGTTTACTACTGACTTGAATTATATTGTTCAGAATGTAAAAAGTAAAGATCCGGAAACTTATGCTAATGTTACAGATGCAAAGGTTCAACAAGCTGTAGAACTAATGATGACAAGATATATCTTAGATGGTAAAGGTAATACAGATGATTTTGAAAAAATTGCACCTGAAGTAGATAAGCAAGTTGCAGCTATACTAGGTTTCAATATTGGTAAGAAAACAGACCAAAAGGCAGATATGAACTGGTATAACTATGTATTCCCATTAACCAATGTTCCTAAAATAGTTAATTCTGGTAGAGAAGTAGTAAGAGATGAGGCTTCTTGGGTAAAAGATGTATTTGATAATTCATTTGAAGAACTTGCTATGGATATGAATCCTGAAACAGGACTTCAAACATATCCTAATAATGCCACTAAAAGATCTGGTGACAAAGTATCATTAGCTACTGAAACTGGAAACATGATGGTAGCTCCAGGTATTAGATGGGATCCAGGAAATCAGTCTGCTTCTCAAATGTTTACAACTATCATGGGTACTAACTGGGGCCAAGATGAGTATAAATATAGAATTACTACTAATGGTAACATACTTCCAGGTTCTGAAGAAGAATGGGAAGATACAGGAGTTTCTCAAAGTGAAGCCGTTGCAATTGTTAGAGAACTACAGATGAGACTTAACACAGATAAGGAGCTTTCAAACTTTATGATTGGTGCCACTACAATGTCTATGGAAAGCAATGGTTTGGGTTCTATGAAAGTAAATGCTCCAAGAGACCTGATTGAAAAGGTTATTAAAGGAATGGCTGGTGAAGATGCAAAAGAAAATGATCTTAAAAATAAGATTGACAAAATCTACCAGAACGGTATTACTTTTATTGCACCTAAAAATGTATGGGAAAGTAACAAACTATTTGGTATGCAGTTCCCGTCTCCTACTGAAATTCTCCTAAGACAGGGTCCTATTGAATATGAAGATCCTGCTGGAAATGGTTTTTACAAAATTGAAAAAACAACTGGTAGCGGTGATTACATTGGTAATGGAACATTTTATGAAATGTTACCTGATGGTTCTAAGAAAGAACATCAGAGATACTTTGATAATAATGTAATGAGTGGTAGGACTATTGAAGAGAAAGAACAATTGTTTCACAACATACTTACGAAAACATTAACTCTAAACTTTGATATGTTTAGAAAGATCCATCAATCAGGGAATCAAGAAGCAATTCAAAGAGCACAGGATAATTTTGGTGCAACAGTTACAAATCCTTTTTGGAAATATAATAAGTAATAGAAATGGCTGAGGAAACATTAAACAATGTAGAGAATTTAGAAAATCAACCTTCTGGAGTTAGTCAATTGATGGCTCAGAGTAATTTTCTAAATCCGGCAAGTATTGAACAACCACTTGCCCCACAAATTAATTGGCCAGACAATTTTGTTAACACTACAAATTATATTAAAGATAATACATCCGGAGTATCACCAGACTATCCTCCTTCTCAAGTAAGAGCTGATAGATCAAATGGTGTTTCTCAAGGTGGATTTGGTGCAATGCTGGACAGAGAAATGGCTCAGATAAATAATTTATCTGATGTCAGTAGATATGCTGAACCTTATGCATATGATTCATCTCCTAAAGGTACATTTAGAGCAAGATATAAAGCTTATGGTCAGGATACTTTTAACAAAGTAGGTTTCCATCCTTTGATTGATAACGAGACATTCTTCAATCAGAATACAACCTTTGGTGATGACCTACAAAGATGGGCAACACATTCTGCATGGCCTATGTTGTCTAAAGGATTTATGGATCCTATTAGATCATATAAGAGTATCATGGATGGTAATGGTTTGTTTGATGCAGATCCTGAAAGTGCACGAGACTATGAATACTACAATGCAATTGGTGCATCAAGTAAAGGTGGTTTAGGTGGATTTACAGTAAACTTGTTGAACTCTGCTTCATACTCTATGGGTATTCTTACAGAAGGTGCTATGGAAGGTGCCTTGATTGGAAGTTTATTTAGTGGAGGAAATGCTGCTACCGGTGCTATTGAAGGTAGTACAACTTTCTTAAACAAATTGGGAGCTCTACCTAAAGCATTGATACAAACTACCAAAGCTACAGGAGAACTTTTAACTAGTGTAAAGAACTATTCTAATCTGAGTAGAGCAAAAGAATTGTATGCTGCGGCAGGTAGAAACTTTGGTAACTTTATCAATCCTCTACATAATACTACCCAAGCATTTCATGAATTAAAGAATACAGATAACCTTACAAACTTGGCAAGGAGTGCAACCACTGCTGGTGCATTGTGGCATGATGTAATGGTTATGAATATGGCTCTTTCAGAAGGTAAACTGGAAGGAGGTTTTACAAGATATCAAACATATGATAGATTGTATAACCAACATTTACAAGACAATAATGGTAAGGCACCAACTCTTGATCAACAAGAGTCTATGATGAGACAAGCATCAAAGGGTGCTTGGTGGAATACCCTTAACAATACAGCATTGATATACTATTCTAATAAGTTAGTATTCCCTTCTATTACCAATGCTAGCTTCCTGAAAGGGATGCCTAAGTTTGGTTTTGGTAAAGTGGTTACTAATGTAGGAAAGGAATACCAAATCTTATTTCAACCGGGAAAGAATGCAATTGAGGGTGCCTTTACTAAACAAAGAGTAAGTTTTGTTAATGCAATTAAGTCATTGGCTAAACCTGCCACATATGGAAGAGTAGGTCTTAATTATTTTAAGGCAAACCTTGTTGAAGGTACACAAGAGGTATTACAAGATGTATTACAAGAGGCAACTCAAAACTATTATGTAGATACTTTTAAAAATCCTGATGCTAGAAACTTTAGATATGCTTCTGGATTACTAAGTGAGTCAATAGGAAAACAATGGAGTTCACAAGGACTTGAAACGTTCCTGTCTGGTTTCTTAATGGGTTCTATATTACAAGCTCCCGGGGCAATTAAAAAGTATGCAACTGTTGGATACAATGATTACCTACAAAAGAATCCTGAATATCAAACATACCTAAAGGATAGAGAACAACTGGCTGATACAGTGGTAGAGCAAATGAATACCATGTATAAGAATGGGCAGTATTTCTTTGACCCAAGAATAAGCAACTATGCTAATATTGGTTTGTTAGGTAGAGTAATTGATGATCCAGATAATCATACTACCAAAGACATTAAAGACACAGAGTTTGCTGCATTTCAAGCAGCAGTATTAAGTTCTTTACAGAATGGAACCTTTGACATGTTCTTGAAACATTATGAGGGATACAAACAAGCTTCTCCTAAAGACATTGAAGAAGCATGGGGATTGCAATCTGGTCAAGGTCCAAAAGCATTAGAAAGATTTGACAAGTCATTGGAGAGTGCAAAACAAATGTCCACTAGATGGACTGTAGCCAAGGAGAAAATGAAATTCATGGCTAATCTAGATGACTATAAAAAAGATACAGAAGAATATAGAATGGCCGAGATATACAATAAAGCCTATAACCAGGCATTGTATAACTATGTCTTCTTACATGGATCTTTTGATGACAATGTACATCGTGAAAAGAAACTTTACGAGAACTTGTCTAAACTATCTGCCATTAAAGAATCTAATTTCTCTGACATAGCTGCATTAACAGATCCAAATAGATTGCAGAGAGAGATTGAAATGATGAAGACAGAGGTTGAAAATCTTGAGAATTTCAACACTGCAGAATCAATAGCTGAAGCATCTAGAAAAAGAGAGTTGCTTGAACTATATTCTAATTTCCATGAGAAGCAGGAAAACTTGGTAGATTTATTCATAAACAAGTCAATCCTTGACAACATTAAAGCAGAGATCATAAAGGAGAATCCTGATATGACTGATGCTGAAGCTAGCACAAGTGCAATTGATAAGATTATTGAAGATTATGACAATGGTAGAAGTAATGAATTCTTAGATTACAAAGAATCATTTGCTACATTATTGAAAGGACTGGCAACTACATCACAGCAGAAACTCCAATTGGAGAGAGAAATGCAAGACATGGGTGGTATTGATGAGCTATTTGATAATCTACTTGACACACATGTATTAAGAAATGAAACAGCACGGGTTGCTGAATATGTTAACCTGTTGTCTAATCCAAGAGACTTCTATGAGCACGTTATGAGAAACTTCAAATTCATGAAGGATCTATATAACAACAGAGAAGAGATTGTCAAAGAGATTGTTAACCAAGAAATCTCAGCTATTGAAAATAACACTTTGTTAAATACATTAGCTGACCAAGGTATCTATGTTGACTTAGATGAATTTTCTAAGTGGATTCAGGACCCTAGAAATTTACCGGAGTCTTTTATTGATGTAAGAGATAACAAAATAATCAATAAAGGCAGTATCCTATATCAGGAGTATATTGGTACATTCATGAGAGCAGCACAACTTGCAGAAAAGAAACCTGCAGGTGACCCACTTTCACAAAAGCAAATGCTTGACAAAAGAGTTCAAGAGATGCAGGATGAGAGAGCTAAGTTGATTAGAGGGGAACGTGATAAGTACAATGCTAAGTTCAAGGATAAGTATGGTCTAACAGAAGAAGAATACCTGGCACAAGAAGAACAACGAGTTGCTGAAAATGAACTTACTGAAGAAGACAAGAAAAAACTAGAAGCTGAAAAGAAACTGATCATTTCTGCTATTGAGAAACTTGCATCAGAAAATTATGTAGATGTACTAGCTGCAGCAGAAATCTTTGCTGAGAAAATTCTAGCAGAACAAGGAGTTAATGTAGAAGAGTTCTGGGAGAATAAGGTTGCCGAACAACAACAAACTCCTGAGACAAAAAAAGCTATTTTTGATAAGTCTCAGACATATGATGTATCTGATATAGAAGATCAACAAGAGGCATTTAATACAAGTATAGAGACTGCACTTAAGTCAACTATATATGGTAAAGCTGCTGCAGATAGACTTCAGGATATTGAGAATGAGTTAAACAAAAAAGCTGCTGAGCCTACAATAGATGTTAAAAATACACCTGAGTACTTGGCATACCAAGAAGCAGTTGATGAGATCAATGAGAAGTATGATAACATCATTGCTGATATAAAGGATGACTTCAAGAAAAAGGGTATTGATGAAAATACTCCGGATAATTATACAACCAAAACTGCCTTTGATGATTTTGACGCTGAGTTCCAGCAAGAGATTACAGAGTTGTTTGATGAGTATCTAGTTGATGTCTTACAAGAACCAATAGACTTGAAGAATACTAATCCGGATAACTATGAGAAGTTCAGAGATAACTGGTTAGAAAGACAAGGTCCACTGATTGAATCTTTCAATGAGAGAGCTAAAGAAAAGGCATATGCAAGAGCAAAGAAACTTGCTGAACCACCTGTTCTTAAATTCATTCCAGTAAAAATTAACTCTCAAACGACTACTTATACAATATCTAGTCTTGTTAAAAGGTTTCAAAAGTTTTTGGCCGATGGTCAATACGAGAACCCTAAAAAGAAGAATGAGTTTATACAGTTAACTCCAGAAGATATTGCAAACATTAATGAAGATATAGCAGCTTTAAATGGGTATCTTAATGCAAGAGTAACTTCTGCTGAGCCTAGAAATATTGCTGAGGAAACATTTGAAATCATTCAGGAGTATGTAATCAATAAGCAAAATGAACTTGTTGATGTGGTTGATGAAGATGGTAATGTGATTGGTAGAACCTTTAGAGATAGAGGACCTAATGATCCTGTACCAGATCGTACTACTAAGGTAGCAGAGGAAGTTGAAAATGAGTTGAAACAAAAAGATTCATTTGAGTATAGTCCTATTAAACCTAAAGTTGATGCTGATGGGAATGTTGGACCTTCTCCTGTTGAGAGTATCTATAACCAATTCTTTAATGACACAGAGATTGTACCAGAAGATCGTATTAGACTCTTCATGGAAGCATTCAAGAGAGAAGCATTTAGAGGTTGGAAAGAATTTAGATTCCAAGAAAAACTTGATGCCGTTGAGAACTCACTAAAAACTGTGGGTACATATGAGCATCTAAGAGATACAATTAAGAAGCAAGCCTTCAAAGAATCTGCCGATGGTGGAGACTATGTGGATGGTTTGATTAGAATATTCCTGACTCCTAATGCTGCTACTGCATCTAAGTTTAGTGAGTTCAGTTATGATTCTACTGTTCAGCTTAAAGGCAAGGACATAAAGATATCAGATATCATGTCTAGAAAGGCATTTGATAAACTGTTCGGACCAGTAAGTACTACAAGTCCTGGTGGTATTGTTACTAAGTTTAGACTTGGTGTCATAGATGGTACATATAGAATCCTTTCTGAGAACGTAAAACTCTTTGACAAAAGACTAAGAGATGGTAGAGGTGTAACAGGGGAGGTGGATTTACTTCTTTTAAGAGAAGATGGTTCAGTTGCCATTGTAGATATCAAGACCAAAACCATGAAGGAAAGAAAAGAGGGTCTGGTTAGTGGATGGAAAGACTTCGGTAATCCAAATGCTAAGTATGAAAGCTCTATCTACTTTAGGGGTCAACAGTCTATCTATGGATATCAGTTCTTCAATAGTACAGGAATCACACCTGAACTTAAATTGATGCCGTTTGATATGACACTCAGTAAAACTAAGGTTGGTTACATTGAGGATATTGAGTTGGCTGAGATTGTTGAGGATGGTAAAGACACAATTGACCTTGAATACTTGCCGGAGATTGAGAACTTTGGTATTGTCAAAATACAACCAGAGATTAAAGCTCCTACAAAAAAGACTTCTACAACTGAAGAAGAAGGTGGTGAAGAGGCAACTAAAGCTGGTATACCTGAATCAGATCCTACTAAAAATACATTAGATGATAATGTAGGTAAGCCTGTTATGTATCATGGTCGTCCAGGAAGACTTGTATTGAATACAGATGGTAGTTTTGGAGTTGAGATAGTTGTTAATGATGACATGTCAACTATGCAACTTACATTAGATGCACTACAAGCAAACTTAATTCTTGAAAAAGAGTACAATAATGAGGAAAACATAAAACAACTTGAACAAGATATTCGTAAGATGTCTGAAATGATCAAGTCAGCCGAAGGATTTAAAAGTGTTTTCCCTCTTCAAAAGGATGGTAGAAATGTGTACAATGGTACTTTGACTGTAAATGAACTGGGTCTGCAATTGATATTTGCAACACAAGGAGTGGGTCAAGTATCAACTGTCAATGGCAAAATCATAAATGCATCTTTCTCAAATAAAGAAGAAACTATTGCTACTATAAATGGAGTAAGATATGATGTGCTCAGAAATGATGCGGGTAACATTACTGTTTTAAGTTACATGACCAATGATGCTGAGATCAGTAAGATTGATAAGCAGATTGGAGACATGGCTCAGAAAATTGGGAACCTCCGCAAATCTTTATCTACAGAAACAGACTCTACTAAAAAAGATGCTATGATTAGTAGAATAGATAAACTACAAGAAAGCATCAAACTACTCAATGGTAAAAGAGGTTCTTTGGCAGAATCTAACAAGAAGATGTTTGTTCATGGAGAGAATGCTAATGACTTAATCTTTGCATTGAATAGACTACCTAACAGTTTCCAGAGAGCTACTAAAAATGCTAACAAAGCAAATGAAACACAGGATCTAAAGTCAATAGAAAATCTATCTTTGTCAAGAACAATTGCTACTACTATTACTGAGATTCTAAGTGAGAATTATCCGGAAGTATTGGATACTTTGATAGAACAAGGTGTTAGTGCAATTAAGAAGGCAGACCTTACCACAATTACCAAATGGGCAAATGAAACTATTGAAAAATTAGAGTCACTTGGTTATACAGTAATCAACCGTGGAGATATTGTAGATGATATTAATAATCAAATCAATGCACTGAATGCATTGTTGAATGACTTACAATCAATTAATCTTACCAAGAATGGAAGAATCAGCAAAAAACAAGAAGCAGCAGACCAACTCTTCGGGCCAGGACAGCAAGAAGTACCGAACAGGACTAGTGTACCTAAGAATGAAGGGACTACCAGAAAGCAGACAACGGGAGTTTCTAGACCAGCTACAAGAACGGAACTTGAAAACATTGTCAAACAAGCAAGAGAAGAAAATCTAGAATCACAATTGACTGATGAAGCTAGTGTACCTACACCAGCATCTGATGCAGTAAGTGAAGCTATAGAAAAGATTTCTAATGCTACTTTAGATACTATTGAATTGATATATGAAGAAGAGTTTTTAAAGATACAAGCATTAGAAACTTCAAATGTTATGGATGCTATAGATCTTAATGCTACTTATACTGAAAGAATGAAAGAATTAACTACAATTGTTTCTATTCCAAATGTAAATGTAGGTGAATATCTAATAAGCAAAAATCCTATCTTTACAAAAAATGTATCTGGTGAGATAGTTCAAGTTGTGGAAATTTGGTACGGTACTATTGTTACAGATGATACTGAAGTTGATGATCGTGCAACAGAAGAAATGCATGTCACATTGAAAAATATTAAGACTGAAGAAACTAGAGCATTTACAGAAGCAGAACTTGTAGAAAATTTTGAAAAGACAACCATGGAAGCAACACAACCACAACCACCCGTTGACATTACTGAAGATGATGTACAAGAATCTGAAGAATCAAAAGATGTAGTCAAAGATTTTCAAAAAGATGCTGATGCAATAGCAAATGCTAAAGCAAAAGCTGAATCAACAGAAACCAGTACACTGTGGAATAATTTAGGAAATAACTCAATACTTTGTTAAAATGGCATGTAAATTAAATAAATTCCAGGTAGAGGATTTATATACTGTACTTTATGCAGAAATATCTGATAGAATAAAAAACCCTGAATTACCTCCTATAGATATAAATGATTTAGTAAAAGAAGCATACAATGTTGTGAATACTAATACAGGTGATCCTGTTAAAGCTATGTACTTTGCACAAGCTATTCCTGATGTATTCCAGTTAGTTGTACAAGATGAGAAAGCTAATGATTACTTGGTAGAAAATGACTTTGATTTTAATGGTCTTGCAAAAATGAGAAAAGCTTTTGCTGATCTTATTGAAGTTGGTAAAGCTGTTGAGACTCCAAAAAAAAGTAAACAGGAAATTGATTCTGAAATCAAGAATGTAAACAGAGCAAAAAAAGATTTTGCTCCACAAATCAATGAGGAAAGTTTCTGGTCTCACAATGAAGATAATGGTGCTAAGGTAGCTTATCCTCTTGTGACTTCATTACAGTGGGCATATGCAATGAACCCTGAAAGTCTTACGGAAGAAGAAAGAAATAAATTGGATCCGGAGAAGAAGTTGTTTTTTGAAGTCATTAAAGCCATAGTAGAGTTATCTAAAAGAAGAGTTGGTGCAGAACCACTTAAATATGGAGACGAAGTTATTGCATTGACTGCCCAGTTAACGAGAAACATCCCAAGAGAACTTCTAACAAGAGATAGTAGAGAGCACCTAGATAAATATCCAGATGACAATGGTATTGCTGTTGTGATTTCTGATACAAAAGGAAACCCTTTATACTTCAAACCAGATGGTACTCTTACTGATAATCCAGAAGAAGGTCGTATAGTATACCAATATCTAAGAAAAGTTAATTTAGTAGATGGAAAACTTTTACTTTCTAATAGAAGTAACCGTCACTATAATCTTGTAGAACCAGAAGCTATTGCCACAAGACAGAAAAATCTTATTGAGCAAGAAAGTAATGGTAAGGTCAAGATGACCAATCAAGAATACAAAGAACTTGTTGCATCTATCAGGGAACGTCAGGAGAGAGAAATGAATCAGTTATATCAATTGAGAAAGTTGATTGAAGAAAATGATTCTAATTTACAAGTAATTCTTCCTATTCTAGGTGGGAGCTTTGGTATCCCTGTTGAAGCAGTTAAGACAATGACTATTGAGCAAGCTGGACTTACTGAAAAAGAAGTAACAGGTTATACTGCTATTACAACAGGTAAAGATAAAGGTAAGCAGTATCTAATAGTTAGCAGAACAAAAGCCGGTGGACTTGTAGTAGATCAAGAGATCTTTTTACAAAGATCTGATATGTATAAAGAACTGGCAGAACAAATTGCAACTGTCTTAACTACTAAAGCTAAATTAAAAGGTAGAGAGTTAACACCAGACGAGAGAAAGACTTACTTTGAAATCTTCATCAATAATACATTGATGAAAGATCCTGCTTCTGGGTATAAGAAAAATCTTCCGTATAACAGAGATAGAATTAGAACTGTTGTCCGTATAGTAAATAATAAGAAGACTCTATTTGTAGAATTGAATGGTAAGGAAATCCCACAGGATGTATTATCTACTGAAGAAGGAAGAGATTTAATCATCAATCATTTGATGAGTGCTAGACCAAAGGATAAAGTAAAGAATGCTTTTTGGCCAGCAAACATTCATTATAACAATAGTCTTAATGGAAAAGTATTTACAGAATATGAAATTGTTGGGGATAAGATTGTAGAATCAACAAGAAAGTATTTTGATTTTATCAAACCTCTAATGAAAGTAGAGTACCCTGATGAGACTAATGCTTATGAGAATGGTATAAACTCATATCTAGCATATGCAATTCCAGAAGGAACTGTTGAATCTAAGGGTATTATTCCTATTGGAAGACCAAAACCAGCATCTTCACCTACCTATAGTAGAGTAAAACAAGATAAGGAAACAACAACACCGGCTCCAAAAAGACAATCTAGACCAGCCCCGGCAACTACTGCCACTGCTAAGACCACAGAAGATAGTCCTTATACTACTTCTATGAAACAACAGATTGAAGCAGCCGGTGGGAAAAGTGAAAACTATAAAGCTGGAATGAAAGTAAAAGATCTAGCTGAAAAGGTAGAACTTACAGAAGAACAAATAGTTGAATTTAGAAAGAATGCATTGGATTCAGTTCCTGCTCCTACTCCTGCTGCAAAAAAACCGGCAACTCCAGCTACAGAAGAAGAAGTCAAAGAAACAAATGTTCAAGTCAATCCTGCTACAAGAATAAACCTGATTGATGACATCATCAACGGTTCATCTAATTCAGCATTCTATAAGAAGAAAGGACTAGATAGATCTAAACTTAGAAGTAAGTACTTAGATAAAGTCTTTACATCAAAAGCAGATAGACAATCTGCTGAAACTTGGTGGGATAAATCTCCACTTAATATAAAAAATGGTGGTTTTATAACTCTTGAAAGAATTACTGAAATAGTAAACTCTGATGCATTTGCAACATGGTCCGGATATGGTATCACTTTGTATGAAGCTGATGGTGGTACTATGGTTGATGTGTATCATGAAGCATGGCACGGTTTCTCTCAATTACTTTTGACTAAGGATGAGAAAATTAAACTTTACCAAGAGATACAAGGGCTAGCTAAATATAAAGGAAAAAGTTTCTTTGATATAGAGGAAGACCTGGCTGAAGAATTTAGAGCTTATGCTAAGTCTAAAGGTAAAAAAGAAACTAAAGGATTCCTTGGTAAAATCTTTAACAAGATTTACCAGTTCATCAAAAAGATGTTCGGTAGAACTACTAAGAAACAGGTTGCTACAAATCTTCAAGACATTGATACTGTTAAAGAATTATTTGACAAGTTGTACAGAGCCTCTGAAAATCCAGAGATTCTGTCTACTCTAAAACCTTCTATGGATAATGTTATGTTTGGGAAACTAAACAGAAGCAAGACTATCAATGATGACTTTACATTAGAAGAGTCTAAGAAGATTGCTGATGCAATGGACAGTATGATGGCTGTTATTTTCCAAGCACACAACAGAGACTTCAATACAACAGCAGCAGCATTAAAGCTTCTTAAAGATCCGGAGAATAAGAAAGACTTATATAGAGATATCTATGACAGGTTTGAAAGATTGAGAGTAGCATATGCTCAGCAGTTAGAAGACAACATTGATTTAGTTTTGGATCCGGAGTTTTCATACAACTTTGAGTTGTTAGAAAAAATCACATCTAACTTTGGTAATCTTACAGGAACTTTAGATGGTAATGATAAGAACAATGTCATTGCATATCACGTTGAGAAATCTAGATTCCGTGTTCTAAGAGATCAGTATGTTGAGATAGAAGATCCAAGTAACATTGAGAAGACCAATCTTTTTAAACTAAATGACGGAGGCAACTCAATTTCTGCTAAAGAACTTGCAAGTGAAGATACTATGATGCTATTAGCAAGTATCTTTAAAGTAACAAGAGAAGATGGACAAATTGTAAATAATAGAGAAGGTCTATTCGGTCTTCCTGAACTACAAGATATCAATGTCACATGGAATAGACTAGCTAAAATATTAGAAGGGTCTTTTGATGAGATTGATATGTATGTAAGGATTCATGAAAATTCTGAAAATTATCCAGAACTTAAACAGTTAGAAACATTACTTCCAAACCCATTCTTCACTATTGAAAGTGCAATGGGTATGTATAACCCATTGGAGTTTGATGCAGAAACTAACTTCTGGCAAGATTTCAAAAAACCAAGAGTACCTTTTATACAGCTCAACTTAAATAAAGAGACAACAAGAGAAGAGGGTAAAACAAACGTTAACTTTGAAGCTAGAGTAGCTAAAGCAAACTTTGATGTTTATCAGGTAATTCAGGATTGGAAGTCTAATCTAATTACAGCTGACACAAGTATCAATCCGTATATCATAAAGATAACTGATACTGGTGTAAACATACTAGATACAGAAAAGATTGTAAAAGACTTTGGTGTTAATGGTAAGTTTAATTACAGATTGGCCAATGAATTTTTACAAGCAATTGGTATTGTATTAGACCAATCTAGTAGTGCCATCAAACAGATTATCAATAACAGAGAAGGAGAACCCTTCCATAGTAAGTTTGGTGTTGATAGGATGTATGAAGTCATCAAGAAAGTAAACAGTAGTAAATCCCCGGATGCATTTAAGTTTAAAAAGGATCCATTATTCTATCTAATCAATGGTCTACCAAAAGAACTAAGAGATAGTGAATCACAAAGTGAAGATATACAAGGTAGAATTAGAGCTTTGGCAGGACTACAAAATGCATTCTCTGATAGCTATTCTAACTTTAGTGTTCAAACTCCAGAAGGAAACAAGGTATGGGAACACATGGTTGATAGTACTATTACAAGAATTGTAACAGCTATCAACTATGCAAACAACTGGCAGGAATTAACTACAGCAGCAGCAGATCCTAATGGTGTGTTTAAACATATGAGATGGTTGAATGAAAGTAATAATACTTTCAGCATGTTCTCTAAAATCTTGAACACTATATTTGATTTGGATCCTATGTCTGCCACATATGGTGAGAAGATTTCAAAGAATAAAATCACATTACATAATGTAGGTGGTACACAGCTGGTAAGCAAGAAGAATGAAGGAGGTACTTCTACAGCATCAATGGATGCTACTAGTAAATATCTGCAAGAAATACATACAATGTTGCTCAATGGTGTTGAGGAGTTTATGAGACATGCCTCCAAGAATACTGCAATGGGTCTTACAATGGATGGCTCAATCAGAACTTACAATGGTAAGAAAGATGGTAAGCTCTATATAGACATGGAGTCTTTCCTTCCTTATTCTGATGGTGAAATCAAAGGTTATGATATTGTTGAAGGTTACCTAGCTGCAGAAGCAAATAGGATTGTTAGATTCCAACAGGACCTTGATAAGTTTAAGAACTTTGCTGGCTACAATAGAAAAGTCAAAAGAAAGGATGGTTCTAAAACTCAGGTAATGGCAGGTCAAGCATTCACTGCTTTTGATGACATGCTTACTCAGACCACTCAGAAACAGATCTATGATATACTTGATAAGGTTTCAAAAGATAATCTGGCTGATTTTAATTTGATGGATGAACTGGATAATAATCCTAAGTTGAGAAATCTTATTAGAGCAGACATACAGAAATATTTTGAAATGGATGCTACAGAGAACTATAAAAGGTTACAGAAAGCTAAGTATGTAGATCAAGGTTTGGTTGAGAGAATGAGAGCCGGGAATGAGGACTTGAGTCAAAAAGATATTGAAATGTCTTTGATGAAAGCCTATACATACAACTCTTTCATTCATAAAATGGAAACTGTTATTCTTGCCTATGGTGATTTGGTACAATATAACCATGCAAAAGAAGAGTTCCATAAAAGAAATGCAGGTTTGGCATCTGGTGGTAGAGGATTCCGTGCAGATAAAAGAGCACAACTCTATATCAGTTCTCTTAAGAATTACTATGCAGAACAACAAGGTCATGAAGTAAGAAACTATGACGGTACCTTCCAAACAGCTATCATAAAAGAGATGCAGTTTAACTCTGTCATGTATGATGAGTATAGAGAAGAGCTTGAGGAAGCAGCATATATCAGGACTAAAAACAAAAAGCTTGCAAAAGAAATGGCTGACAAAGCTACTGGTGAGTACTTCTCAGCTGATAAAAAACAGATGAAGATTGCTGATGGTCAGGGTATGGTAAGTTTTGAAACTTATAGAATCTTGAAGAAACTTGAAGGTAACTGGAGTGACTACCAAGAACTTTTGTATAGAGATGTTTCTATGGGTAAGAGTATTGGTGTAAATGATATCATAGAGTTCTTCCCACCATATAAGTTGCAGCACTTTGGTAATATAGATTCTACAGGTCTCCCTGTAACTTCTTTCCATAAGTTCTCACTTGCTCCTATCATTCCTGGTGTAGCTAAAGAAGGTACTCCTTTGTATGATTTACATCAGAAAATGATGAAGGATCAGATAGACTATGTGGTATTTGAATCAGGTTCTAAGATTGGTCATATTGGTACCGGGGATGTTGTAATGAATGAAGATGGTACGTTTAACAAGAACTCAACGTTTACTGTTAATAGAATCTATGCTGACTATCTGAAAAACCAAACTGAAATAAATCCATCTTACAAAGGTAAATCAATCTTCTCAACTCAGTTGCGTAAGTTGATCCTAGAAGGATTGTATGTTAAAGGTAAAATCACATCTGTAGAGTATCAAGATATCACAGACAAGAGAGTTAAACAATATGTTGATCGTGTAGAGGAATACACTAATCTATTGAAGCTAGAACTTCTAGAAGAAATGGGTTATGAAGAAACTTCTCCCGGGGAATATAAACCTAAAGATAAGTCTAGCATTTCCAAGCTAGTGAATATGATTAGACAGAACCTTGAAAGAGAAGATCTTTTAAGTGATGATCTTATTGAATTCATTGATACATATGATGAAAGTGGGGACTTAGTTCACGACCTTTCTTTCCATCCTGAGGCTGCTAAGATAGAGAAGTTATTGCTTTCCATGATTAACAAGAGAGTAATCAAACAGAAAGTTGCCGGTGAGCCACTGATTCAAGTATCAGTTGGTATGTATGCTAATCAATTTACTGAACCAGATTTAAGAAAAGCAACTAAAGCTGAACTTAAAAAGTGGGCATCTAAGACATACTTGTTACCTACCTACAACAGGAAAGTAACTGACTTGGATGAACTCTATAAAGGTGCTACTAAAGAACAACTACAATCTACACTAGCAGACAAGAAAAGAATCCTTTCAGAACATGGGGCTTACTGGACTGATAGACATAAAAAAGCTAGCAGAGATGAGATAAGTTATCTAGAAGATGTAATTGCTGGTAAAAAACCAAAGGTGACCCAAATGTCCAATGGATTTACTGCAGCTGCAAAGGTTATGATTGCAATGCAGGGGACTTACTATAACCTATTTAATTTAGAATATGAGAATGACGAAACAGTAGGTGTGTATGATGACAATGGTGTCTTAAATATGGATGAATCTTTAGCTAGATTAAATGAGAAGCTTAAAGATGATACATGGTTAGATAAGAATAATGGAGCTAACAGAAAAGCAATTACACTTGTGGGTGTTAGGATCCCGGTTCAGGGACTTAACTCTATGGAATTTGCAGAGGTGTTTGAATTCTTACCACCACAAGCAGGTAACATCATCATACAACCAGCAGAGATTGTAGCCAAGTCAGGGGGTGACTTTGATATTGATAAGTTGACTATTTTCATGAACACATTAGATGAAGATGGTAAAGTCATTAAGAGAAGTTACAAGGACAATGAAGAGATTAAAAACTTGAGAGGTACTGCTGATTTTGCCAGTGCCGTGAAGAATCAAAAAGCAGCATTAGAAAATGAACTTATTGATGACATCAAGAATATTCTTGAATTGCCTGATAACTATGCATCTTTGGTAATGCCAAATGGTACGTTTATCTTAAAAGAAATTGCAGATAAACTAGCATCAAAGGTTATGGAATATAACCCTAAGAAAAATAAGATGACTGATGACACAGGGGAAATCAGTCCTACAAGAGTATTAGAAGCATTGTATAACGTATACAAACATGAGTCTAACATTGTAGGTAAGAAAACCCTTGGTCTTGGTGCCATTGAAAATACCTTCAATGTTATCCTGAATACTCTAGGGGCATACATGCCGGCAGAGTATACCATCAGTAAGGTTAATAGAGTAAGTAACATGAGATTGAGACATAACAAGATGACCACAAAAGATGGTACTGAAGTTATTTCTATGTCAGATCTCTATGATGTTGATGGAGTAAACAGGGTGGCCGATGTTATCTCTCAGATGATGAACGGATGGGTAGACGTTGAAAAGGATGCATGGATCTTCTTTATCCAGGGTAACTATGAGGTTGCTCCAACATTATTATATCTTGTTAAAGCTGGTGTACCTGTAGAAGAAGCAATTCTATTTGTATCTAATCCACTCGTTAGAGAATATGTATATGAGCAACGTCTTGCTAAATCTACATATGCTGATGTCTTAAAGAAAAAACCTAAAACTCCGGGTCTTGCAAAGTATTCTGCAGCATCTGCTGTAATTAAGAAGTTCTTTAACAAAGAAGAGCTAGCAGCTAATTCTAAGAATGACCAGAGATACTTAAAGGGACAAGAGTTACTAGAAAAGTATTTTGCTGATAGTAAAAATAAGAACTTTACATCTGAAGAGATGTGGAAACTTGTTAATGATTCTGCTCCAGATGCCAAGACTGTTAAAGTTCTGGCAGATGCAACGATCACAGAAATGAAAACATTTGAAGGTAGTGAGGCTGCAAAGAGTGATATAGCAAAAGCTATGTTCTTGCACTATCTTGAACTGGAACAACAGATTTCAGGATACACTGCATTAAAGATGTCGTCTAATCCAGATACAAGTACTAAGTCTACACTATCTGATGTAGAGCAGACAGAAGCAAACATTGGGGAATTATTCTTTGATTCAAGAGTTCCATTGGAGATTGTTGAAGCTATGATGGATGATTCTATCTTGAAGTCATTCTTTAATGGGCCCCTTGCACTGGCAGTTAGTAGACCTTTATTTAAATTAAGATACCACAGAATCATTAGTGATTACTTGATTTCTAAAAAGAATCGGATTAGAAATGATCTTGAATTAACTTTCCCAGGTAAGAACATTGAAATGTTTAGTAATGTATTCCGTAATGATATTGTAAGTTTCATGCTTCAGAATGCTCTAAGAAAGTTTACTACTGAAGAAGGATTTATGTCTCTAGGTGTAGAGAACAAAGTTCCTGTATCACTTGCTAAAGAACTCAAGAGAGGTGCATTTGTTAAGGACGGTGTCATGTACATTGACCAGAAGCAACTTCAAAAAGAGTTTGATCAGAGAGCATGGTCCTATGATACTGATGCAGAAAATAGTTATGAGGAAAGAGGATTGTATCCATTACATCCTGCAACGTTTATGAACAATGAAGAAACAAATTTCAATGAGTATCAAAGATTTGTTGTAGAACGTGAGTACCTCAGATTCATTAATCCACTTATAACAGAGTATGCTAATTCTGTAGAGTTTCAAACTGAGCTTACTAATACTAAAGAGCTGTCACCAGAACTTAGTAATGAGAAAGCTGTAAGATATACATATGAAAAACTATTGGCCATCAAAGCCCTAGATAAGTCATATAACTTCTTTAATCTTTTTCAAGACAGTGAGAATTCATTTGCAATCAGGTTCTCTAAAATGATTCAGACTTATCCTGACTTAGCTAAAAACTATCCTGTGGTAAGTAAGTTGAAGTTGGACTCTAGTAAAGATGACAGTGCATTTAGCATCTTGTTATCTGAGAAGAGTTTTAACAATGATTTATCTAATCTCTACACACAGAACTTAAAAGACTTATCTAACCCTACAGTTATAAAAGTTAAGGATCCTGCAGAGAATAAAAGAATCAGTGAGATGTTTACTTACTTAAACATGTATGCTTTCTTGCAGACTGGTTTGAATAAAACTAAGTTGAGCTTTACAAATGTGGTAGATTATACTCAGTTCTTATCTATAGTAGAAGAAGAATCTGACAAGTTCATAAATGCAATAGAACAATCAGAGTTTGCATTCCTAGATAAATTCTATGATCAGTTCCTTATCTTGAATAATAAAGATCTTACTCCTAACAAAGAAAGATTTAAAGATTACATATCTGGAATGGACTATGAGAAGCCTGGAACAATTAAAGCAAAAGACACAACAGAGTCTCAGATAACTGATAAAAATTATACTAGACAAGATGTCCAAAAAAATCCAGATACAGCTTATGTGTTTACTGAAAATACACATAGTATAACGGCATTTCCAGACAGACCTGGAGGTGGTTCTGCTATAATCAGAGGATTGAATAATGCATATGCTATTGTAACTAAGAAGAAATATGATTATAATACCAAAGAGAACGTAGACTATTCTGATACAGAAGAAGACTTTCAAGAGTTTGTTAATGTAAATACTAGACTTATTGATGAACTTAAAAACTCTGGTAAATCTAAAATTGTATTCCCTCAAGGTTTTGCAACAGATAAAGCTACGATGCCAACAAGATTTGCATTGTGGTTACAAGAAGCTTTATTAGATAACTTTGGATTAGTAACAGAACTTGATTCTAAGAAGACGGGCTTAGTAAGTAAATCAGTACAATCTACTAAAGAAACTACTGTGGATCCTGCTAACATGGACACTCCTAACGAAGCAGTAAGATTTGGTTTAAAAAATACAGACCAAGATGCTATCTTATCCTATGATGATACTGAGGCAGAGAATAATTTCTACTACACTAACATAGCTAAGAATAACCCGGATGTAATCTTTGTATACAATAATACTGTCTTTGAGATTCTACCAGAACAAGTAGCTAAAGGTGTAAACCTTGGTGGTTCTTCTACATTTATGGATGAAGCACCAAGTATGTCTATTAATATGCCTACAGATTTAGCTGTTGGTATGTCAAATGGACAAGTAGTACAATTGGATCCTAGTAAGTACAATACTCTTAAAACCATTTGGGAAAAGAGAATGGATGCTATAGAACAACTAATCAGTAAAAATGGTAAAATTGCATTTCCTGAGTATGGTTTTGGAGATCCTAACACTCTGCCTCAAGAATTATTCGTATATTTAAGTAAAAGATTATTTGAAAGATTCCAATACATTAATCCTGGTTCTACTATGTATAATGAAGTCAGAGACATGGTAGCGGCAAGTCAAGGTATTTCAGATGATGAGATATTACTACAATTAGAATTAGAAGAAGATCCATTTAAATGTTCATAATATGGTTTGTCAGGTACAATTAAACTCAATAAAATACTTACAAGAACAAGGTGCAACAGATGATGTAAGAAAGATTATTGATGAGCAACTGTTTAATGAAATAAATGATAAGCTAACAGAACTTGCTGAGAAAAAGTATGGTCTAAGAACTGATGGTTCAAAACTGTTCAGTGTTAATATGTCTGAACATATTGATGCTGGACGTTCTACTTATTGGAGAGATGCAAAGTACAGAATACTGAGAGCTGAACCTAATACAAAACTCTTTGAGAAACTACAAGAGTTGTTTAATTCTCGACCTGATCAACCTATGATGATGAGAGATATTGCATCTAAATTAAATGTGATAACTCAAGATGATAAAAGTTATTATAGAGGTCAGATTGAAGAACCTACTATAGACAAAGATGGTAATCTTGTTTTATATGCAAGAGAAGATGAACTTTATAAAAGGGCAGGTTTAAAAAGTAAAGGTGTTTCAATGACAGATAATTTACAATCTGCAATTGAATACGGAAATGGACAGTTAGATGTAGCATTAAATCTAGCTTCACAAAGTTATGACTCAGATACTGAGTCAGATAGACTATTAGAAAATGGATATTATCTTATTCAGATACCTAAAAATGTATCTAATGAGATTGTTCAAGAGGCAGGAGAAGTTAAGGTTATTGGTGACAGAGTAGTTATACCAAAAGGTCAATACAAGATTGAACAGATAAATGATGAAAATGAATCTGCAAAATCTAAAATAGATCCTTCTCTTCAGGAAATCAATGGAGTTCTATTCATGGATGTCAAGTTAGATGAACTGCAGAATGAGAGATCCAGAGAGGTTGCTGATGTACTTGCTCAAAAACTTTCTCGTAGTATAGGTGTCAAGTTTGAGAATATCACACCAGAAGAAGCATCTAATATCTTAAAGAATAGAGCTGTTAAATATAATGGAGAACCTGCATTTTACTATGCCGGTACCATATATGTGGTTGGAGATAACGTCAATGTAAGAACTGTACTACATGAGTTTGCTCACCCACTTCTTCAAGGACTAAGAAAGAATAACAATATCCTATTCCAGAGTCTATACAATCAAGCTCTAGCTACTGAAGAGGGACAGGGTATCTTCTATTATGTAAAGACAATGTACCCTGAACTAGATGAGAATACAGATCTATTCAAGGAAGAGGTATTAGCATATACTTTACAGTTAAAAGCTCTTAACAAAGTCAACAAAGAAATTGAGACAGAGGGATACCAGAACTTTATAAATAAACTTCTTGCTGCACTGAAACAATTGCTCAGAGGAATATTTGGTACTAAGGTAGACGTAGCCAAGTTAGATGTAGATACTACATTAGAGGAGATGGCTGATATGCTCTTGGATGCAGATTTTGAATTCAGTACTTTGAATGTTACAGAGGAAGACCTTGTGATGTTCTCCCGGAACGTTGTTGAAAGAGCTAAAGAGTTAGCAAGTTTCTCTAATGCTGAGTCACAAATCAATGTTGTGAAGGAAATGTTTGAAACCAATAAAAGGATTCTAACAGAGGCTGAAAACTTTAAAGGGGACAAAGCATCTAAAAAATTATTGAGAGAGACCTTATTTGAGAAAGGTACTAATAGATATCTCCGAGAAGTTGTAAGTACATTAAGAGACAACCTTAATACAAACACTGAAGGTTTTACTGAAGATGAAATGATTCAGAATGCCATAGATGCAGCAAAAGATAACCTGGAGGTGGATCTACAAAGAGCTATTTCATTAGTAAATACATTAGATAATGTAAACAGCATGACAAAGAACATGCTTCTTGATGTATCTAGACTTAGTCAAACCAATATAAATAATAGAAGTACCATTGCTTTATTGATGTTATACAAACAGAATTCAAAAGCATGGTTAAAAATGGTGGAGTCTATTGATAAGTCTCTTTCAAGTAACGGTCAGATAGTAGAAAGTAATAATCCATTCTACCAAACCCTAAATGAGATTGTACTGAACATCACTCGTATCAATACCAACATTGCAAACATTCTAAAGAATAATAATGTACAGTTCTATGTGGAGATAACAGGATACATGTCCAAATATGTTCAAGATAGACTGAAGGGTAATCTAGGTATTGCATTGAAGAAGACTTTCCCGGCTGACCAGTTGGAAAAAGAAGTGGATGACTTATATAACAAAGTTGTACAACAATCACTTACTGATGCTGATATAGATGCATTGGTACAGAAAGGTGTTCCAGCTGACATCCTGAAAGGATTCTTAAAAGAATACAAAGACTTAGTTGTTGATGAAGATAAAATTAGAGCTGCTCTAACAGGAGGGGCTCAAGATATTACCTGGTTTAATAGATGGTTAGAAAGCTATAGTTCAAGTAATGATGTTATAGTAGGACCATTAGCAATGTTTATTCAGAATGAACGTACTCAGGTACAGAATCTTGTTTGGGATCAGTCTATGAAGTTCAGAAAAAAGTTAGAAGAACTTTTACCTAGAGTAGGATTTAGTAAACTGAATTCTATTCAACTGAGACAAAAGGTTGCTTTCAAGGATAAGATTATGTACTTTGATAAGGAGACTGGTAAACCAATTGAGAGAGAGGTTTGGTCTTACTTGGATAAATACAAGGACTACAGATATCATTATGATTTATTAGAGTGGAACGTTGAAGAAGCAAAGAAGTCAGAAGATAAAGAAAAGATTGCTACTGCCATTATGGAGTTTGATGAGTTCAAACGGGACTATATGTGGCAGGAATATGTTCCTGAGTTCTATGAGAAGGATGACATCTTTAAGAAATCAGAGGTGGGTAGATTAGCATACTACGTCAGAAAACAAAAACTCAAAGCTTATAACAACCTACTTAACAGTATGGAGAATGAGATGGAGAGATTTGAAAAGTATTCTACTACACAAGCTGCATTTAGAGAGTTCCAACAGTTGTATTCTTTGACTTATGAAGATGGTACTGCTAAGGTAGATGACCCAGAGAATGGTGTTTATGATTTGAGTATTGCACAAGTACTACAAGAACACAGAGCTGCCACACGAGGATTCTATGAGTGGAGACCAATTGAAGGATTGCTACAAAGTGCCTACAATGAATTTGTAGACTTATTAGAGACTAAGAAAATCTATCCGGGGTCTAAAGACTTTGAGGTTGAATTAGAAAAATGGAGAAGACAGAACCTAAGAATGGAGTATGATCCAGCCTTTTGGGAAAGTAGAAATGCATTGGTAAGTGAACTTAGAGAACTTCAAGCAAAAATGAATGAGGTTGCTAAGTCACAATATGATGTTGCCCAGGCATTCCAGACTATCAATGATCTCATTTATAGTTACCGGGATGAACAAGGTGAACCTGATAGTACTGCTATGGGTAAAACAAGACTTGAAAGAATCAGAGATATAGAACAGTCTATTGCTGATTTCAAGTTTAGGTTTGATATGTCCACTGGTTTATCTAAAGAAGACTCTGAAGAGTTGAAAGCACTATCAGAGAAAGCAAGAAAGGGACTATTGCAAGCAGGTACACCGGAGTCTAAAAGATACATGTACCTGTTAAAGATGCAGGATGTAGAAGGTATAAATCCAGAAGATGCTTCAAGAATCCAGGATATATTCTCTGAACTCTCTGACTTATCTATGAATATACCTACTGTATATTATTTAGAGACATTGAATTACAATCTATCTAAGCAGAACATTCATGAACTAGAAGAAGATGAGATTGATGATTTTATAAATTCAGAAGAGTTTCAGGAAATCTTAGATGCTGATGAAAGCTTTAGAGACTGGTTTGAAATGAACCACATTGTTATACAGTCTTATGATAAAACTCTAAAAACTTACGTTTCTAAGTACAAAAGAACTAAGGCCAATACAGTTGCAATTCCAAGAGATGAGAAGCATATCAAGTTTACTAAAATTCTTGATAGAAATGGTGACGAGGTAATCCTAATGGGTGCACCTAATGCCAGACACTCTAGATATGAAGTGAAGGATCAGTATAGAACTATTCCATTTGGTGCTAGCAAAGAAGACTATGTAGGTAAATTCATTGACAATAAGAATCAATGGTTGCCTAGAATGTATGATCCTAATGACAGATATAGTGCCCGGGATAAAAGATTCATGAATGAGAGGTACTTTGAAATGCAAGCTGCCAATAGTCCAGAGTTTAAATTACTAGAGGCTATTAAAGAATATCACCTAGAGAATCAAAAGGGTCAAAGTAACTATAGTAAGTTGTATAATGACATGCCTAGATATGCTCTCAAAAAAGGAGACATATATCAGGCTATGCAGAAAGGTGCCTATGGTCAGAGGTTCTCTGAATTAGGGAAGAATGTTAAGGAGTGGTATAACCAAGCTCTTGGTAAATCTGTGATGGATGCTGAGAATGACTTGAACTACAACCCAGAAAACAACCTTGTAAATACAGATTTGGATGGTAATCAAATATCATACATCCCTGTATCAGGTATCTATAACCTTGATATTGATGTACAAGATGCTGATGTATTCCAAGGTCTATTCAGATATGCTCTTTCTATTCAGACACAAGGGAAACTTCTAGAGAGTTTACCTCTTGTTCAAAGTATCTTGGATACATTAGAGGATCCCAACAATGCTCCTAAAGAATTAGAAAAGTTTGATAAGAACATCTATAACCTTAAAGGAACGTTGTCATTAGCTAAGAAGAAGTTTGCTACTAACAACAGACTTGGTCAGGTAAAAGCTTTGATTGAAAGAGAGTACTACGGTAAGATGGTTGAGGGGATTGAGGAAACTCACCCTGGATTTGGTAAGTGGATTAACCAACTTCAAGGTTTATCTGCTATGGGTTCATTAGCTATCAACATTTCTTCTGACTGGAAGAATAAGTATGGAGCATATGTACAGTTGATAATTGAAGGTTCAGGTGCTGAGTTCATCAATCTTAAAGATATTGCATTAGCAAGACCATGGGCAGAGAAAGCCATGTTAGAGTGGAGTACAAAAGGTATCTATCAAACGGGACCTGGAGCAGTATCTACACAATTGATTCAGATGTTTGACCCTACATTCAAATTCAAAGATCAATTTGGTAGAGAGGTTGAGAGATCCATGGTAAAGGACTTGGTCAATATGGAGTGGATGTACATGCACCGTAAGTTTGGTGAGATGCAGGTTGCTGTTTCATTGTTTGGTGCCTTTATGTATGGTCAGAAAGTAGACCAGATTCTTAGTGATGGTACTAAGAAGTCAATGAGATATCTTGAAGCATGGGAAAAAGATGCTGATGGTATAGTCAGATTGAAAAAAGGGGTACACCCTGGTTGGAGTAATCTTCCAGTTTACCATGAGTATGTTAAAGGAGAAACTTTAGAACAAATTGCTAAACAGTACTCTATTCCTGTAGAAGAACTAAAAGCTAAGAACAGAATCAAATCTGAAGTGCAGCTTGAAGATGGTCAAGAGATTGTTATAGCCAAGTCAGAGTTATTCATGGGTCTCAAGAACAGAATTCAAGGGACATCAAGAAAATTATTTGGTGCCTATGATGACATGGGTCAAGCTGAAGGTAATAAATTACTACTCTATAGAATGTTCTTCTTTATGAGAAAGTGGTTTACACCAATGTTGATGAATAGATTTGGTTTTGATTCTAAGACTTTGACCTGGACCAGAGGTGGAGAAAGATATGATTGGGCAACAGGTTCTTACGGTAAAGGTTTCTACATCACAGCCTTCCAAGCAATGTTGAAGACAATGAAATCAGGTTTCAAAAACTATAGCTACCTGACTGACCAAGAAAAGTCTGCTGTTAGAAAACTATCTTCTGAAGCTTTCTTTGCAATTGGACTTGCATTACTAGGTCTGATGGTATTTGGATTTGACCCAGATGATGATGAGAAATGGAAAAAACTAAGAGCAAAATCTGGAGCCCTCAGTGAAGATACTTTCAATACATATGGATTCATGTCTAATCACATGTTACTTTTGTTGATGGGAGTACAAGCTGAGACAAGTGCCTTTATTCCATTACCGGGTATTAAAGGTATAAACTTCGGTGCAGATGATTATGTAAAGATGATTACACAAACAACAACATCCTGGTATAATACAGTTGTACTTTATATTGATATCTTTGGAGACATATTAGACTTTGTAACGTTCTCTGAGATGGATAGATACAAAAGAGATACTGGGCCTTATTCTTGGAAAGAAGAGGGACAATTAAAAATTTGGAGTAAATTAGGAAAGATAGTTGGACTCAGTGGAGCCACAGGAGATCCAGTTACTCAGTACGAAAACATGTTTAAAAATAGTTCTAAATTAGGAGGTAATTAAAATGGCAAAGGCAACAACATCAATCAAGTCTTACCAAAAGAAGTTGGTAATACGTCCTGGCATTCATGCTAAAACTAAGACTTCAAAGTTAAAGAAGTCTAAGAATTACAAAAAAGCATACAGAGCTCAAGGTAGGTAAGAAAAAAAAAGGGGAACCCGAAGGCTCCCCTAAATTTATTCATCATCATCATCACAACAATCACACTCTTGTGACTCTTGTGCTCCGTATTCATTATCAAACCATTCAGCAGCATCTTGTTTTGTTCTTCTTTCATAACAACCACAGTACATACTTTCTGAACCTGCAATGTATGCTTCTATCAGTGCTTTTCTAAATGCTATTGGATGCATAGTACTTAATTTAAATCTTTACTAAAATAGAAAAAAAAGGGACAGCCGAAGCTATCCCTAATTGATATATTATTCATTAACTAAAAGAAGTCTGGAAGTTCATCCGGATCTTCATTAGCATCTTCTGTGAAGTCTAAACTGAAGTTGTCTTCTAATGCAAAGTCATCTTCCTTTTCTTCAACAATTTCTATTACAGGTACTACCTCTTCTTCTATAACTTCTTCTGCTGTTACAGCATTGTGGAAGTCAATAGCTTCAAAAGTATTACCGGCAGGATCAGTGTACTGAATTATATCATCTATAATAGAATGACTAATTTCAGCATTATGGTTATTTACACCATATAACTCTTCAGCTAAGTCTTCTTCACTGATTATAGGAACATAGATACCTGTTGAAACTTCTTCTACTTCAGGCCATACATCATCATCAGCCATAAGTGTAGATTCAATCTCAGCAATCTGGTCCAGGATGTTAGTCTGATTAGGAATAACTGTCAAAGGATCCTCCGGGACATCTTCTACTGGTGTATTAAGTACAGGAACTGGTGTGGCAGGTGCATTAGCTGCAAAGTTTGCTACTGTATCAATAAAGTAATGAAGAACACGTTGGTCTTCCATCCATGTCTTTGGATGTGAAAACTGTAGTGCATAAGTAACATAATTGTAGAAAGCCCATAAACTATCTGTATTACTAAAGATATGAAGAGGTTTCTTCATAAGGTCTCTTATCATACTAGATTGTTCAGTAGTCAAGATCTCATACTCAGCAAACAATACACCTAACAATTGAGCTTGTTTCCTCTTGTTAAGAGTAACTGTTTCCATGACAGCTTTATCAGAACACAATTGGTTATAATACATATGTGCATTGGTAATATAATCATCAATTGTTGCTTTGGTCTCTGTATCTGCAGACCCCGTGTGCTTTCTAACCCAGGAACCAATATCACCAGAAATCATAACTGAACCAGTGTTGTTGATATAGGCACCAATAACACATTTAAACTTTACTTGTTTATTATAACTGTTTGTCCAAGCAAACATCATTGACAACTCAGGATCATTATTAAAGTTTAGTTTGTAAACTCCTTGAGCAATCTGTCCATCGGCAGTACATCTGTACTCCTCATCTATAATTCCAAACCCTGCAGTAGCAAGGGCTTGGTAAGCATAATCAATAACAAACTGGTGACTAATTACAGTGTAACTAGCAGCATGGTTTGGTAATGCAACACTGATTAAATCAGCTTTTGTTGTGTTTTGAATTTTTCTAGGCATAATTAAAATAAACTTAATTGATTAGTATTAGGTTCAAGAGACTCAATCTCTTTCCTAATCTTACTTAGATAATAATCATAATTGATATCATATTCAGAAAAAGGACGTTCTATGTGGTTGGTGTATACAGTTTGCATCCATTTACCGGCTTCAATTTGTATGTCCCGTCCATCATTAAGATGCTTTTTCATGATTTTGCTACCTGAATTAGAGATGAAATACCTAATGGTATTCTGCAACTCTTTCTCCTTATAGATTCCATTGACTATACTTTGTTCTTCAAATTTCCAATCACCTTTAATCTTGACACCACCACAAAAATCAAAAATGTTTAGATTATCCATGATAAACTTTTCAGGTTTAATACCTTCAACAAAATATGCATGCAGTGCTTTTGGAATGATTAAGAAACTTTTGTTCTTATGTAAGGCCAGATTGTTATACTCAAATCTACCTTTACATTTAGACTTACCATCTTCAGTAACGGCAATATAATTATTTACATCACCTAGTACTATCTTAGAATACTTGTCGTGTTCTAATTGTAGATTAGTAATCTGTTCCCAACGAGCACAAATCTCCATGTATTTGTCAATGTGTTCCCGTGGAATCATAGTTTCAAGACCATCTGTATTCTGCATCAGAGGTACGGCATTTGGAATCTCTTCACAAATCATCTCATACAACATAGTAAGACTTAACTGACCATTGATAGTAATCCTCATAGTAAACTCAGGATCATACAGGAAACTATTCTCATCATTACTCAACCCATAGGTTGAATTTAGAATAATCTTATATACATAATTTTTGATGTCCTTCTTGCTGATTTTCTTTCTTTCATCAAAGAACCATTCATACAATTCACAGAACTCATCTTTCGGTAAATGGGCAGGAGACCATTTATTTCTAATAGCCAGGTTAGGATAATAACTCACAACATCTGAAGTAATGATAACCATATCTTCAGTAGAGTTATAGACTTTGCTAGCTCTTGCACCATGAATACCACCAAGACCGTAGTCTGTTTTGACACCTTTGTACTGCACAGAATACTTAAATCCACCTTTTGTGTCACTAGAATGTAGTACTACATCCTGAAACTTTTTCAATAGATTTTGAAATGTAGCTGTCTTGAATTCAATATAGGGAAGAATGATGTCTTTAAAGACAATCTGATCCCTATGAGTTCTCATCTTTCTCAACTCCCATTTCTTAATCCCAGTACTGTTGCTTAGGAAATGCAAAAACAATTCTTTAGATATTCTAGGCTCAGAGGCAGAGAATAAATCTATATCATATTCTTGTGTCAATGCTTTTCTCAGATTGATTTGCTCCTTACTCAGTTGCATAATCTGTTTAGTAGACTTGACATCATTAATACAATACCTGATAATTTCTGGTATCTCATCTTCATGAATGTGACTAGTATGATGAATTGGCATGTCAACAATGTTGTGCCAATCCATAGTATACTGAATCCACTTTAATGAACTTCTCTTGGCCGGATTATCCCAATGGTTAAGTTTGAATACATCTACCTGGTGGATCTGAAGATCTTTTGGACTGAATTCTAAGAACTCACCGGCATTTTGTTTACTGATAACTAATTGTGCTGCTAAATATAGATACTCAGCTATCTCACGTCCCGTCATATCTTCAAACCGATAATGGTTACGCAGGATATACTCTGTAATCTGACTGTCAAATCCAAGACCATTGAAACTAACATGCCACTCATTGAGATTATTATTTCTCCTTAAGAAGTTTACTAAATCTTCAATATCATTTCTAGATTCATGAATAACAAATACTTCTTGATGTTCAGACTTAATGTCTTCAAATACTGCTATGAAACAATTACTAAGAGTTTCATAGTCCATTACCCAATGTGTCTTCATAGTACTTTTTTAAATAAATTTTCATGAATAGGATCAAGTAGCTTTTCTACACTGATACTTAACCAAATCTTTTTAAGATGTATTTTTGATACACAGTTGTCACAAAAATCTACTTTTTGATGGTGTGTTTCATCATGACAGCATTCACACACAATTGGAAAGTTGATAAAGGTTCTTTTTACTTCCATTCCAAAAGCACCACAAATATCACAATGTCCACTAGTTAAATTAGTTACCATAGACTTGATGTTCAGTTAAGCTGTCCCCCCTTTTAGGTTAATAAAAAAGGGAGTGCCTGTAGTTCACTCCCTTTCTCTTGGTAGAATTTAAACTATTTATGCTGGTTCTGATTCCGACATAAATTTTTTATAATCAAAAGTATCTGCATTAATTGCAAAGAGTTTGATTAGTTCTTGCATTGCTTCAAAATCTTCAACATAGAATTCTTGAAATACTTCTAATTTGTGTCTTTCCTGTTTCATACCTTTATTTCCGGTAAGTGGTTGACCATACTCATCTAACTTCGGCAACATATGTAATGTTGTCTTCTTGATTTTAGATATTACTACAAATACTTTTGTACTTGGGTCAAAGATACACTCAACATAAGGGCAATCATTGCCAGTTGGGATCATTCTAAAAGTTTGGCTTTCTTGCCAAGTTGCTTGTACAAGCATCATTGATTTACTCATTTTGAAGGTTTTGACAAATTTAACAATTTTTCATCTATGTTCCCTAAATCTGCTACATCTAAGATTAATGTTTCTTTTTCTGTATCAGGCTTACTACATAGTTCTCCAACTTTAATTAACATTTGAACATCTGCTCCTAATAATTCGGCATAGTTTTCAAAATACTTTTCAGGTATCAGATAACTGTGCATATACGCATAGTTACCACTGTATTTATCAAAGAAGTTAAGGATTTTTTGCTTTAAATTCAGACTAATTTTGCTATACTTCCCATTCATAAAATGGGACCAATCATCTTCTAAATCAGAAAAGTCGAATGTAAAAACAGCTTGAGAGTTTACTTTAACATAATCACTGAGTCTGTTATGATTCAGTAATACATTCTTTTCAAAGTTCATATACTCAGCATCTGTCCTTACGTCATATAGACAAATCAACTTCATATCCTCAGCGGTACAGTGACCTTCCCAACTGACATATGTCTCTACGGGAATAACACTTGTACCTCTTTTAATCCCAAGGAGCGGATATAAAAACACCTTGGACTTTTGAAAATACTTCTTATAAACAGAATTTAAAGCCATAATTTTACAATTTTACATTACCAACTGCTAGGTCGTATGGTAAGTCAAATCTTTTGTTGTTGTAATGCCATAGGGCACACTGTACAACACTTTTGAAATCACTATTCCATTTAACCAATGTTTCAGGAGAAACCTGAAAAGGGTAAACTAAATTGTATTTGTCAATTACAATAAAAGTTACTTGAACTTTCCAGTCATTCCTGTCTGGTAAATCTTTCAAAAACTTTTCTGAAGCTAAAATAACATAAATACTGGCTTGTATCCAATACTTATAGTATTCTACTGCATCAGGGAAATCTTGAACAGATTTGCCAGTTGTTTTGAGGTCATTGATGAATAACACCTTTGCCTCATTATCAACTACGACATTGTCAAGAACTCCGTGGAAACCAAAAGGTAATTTGTCATGGTCAACCTTAATGTGCAACTCATTGTAGGCTTCAATGTGTGTGTCTTCCTCAGTTTTATCTAGCTGTAATAAAGCTCTAACATCTTTATTACTTTTTAGTATTTCAACTTGTACTTTGCAGCCATTCAAAGTAGGTTCATCTACTACTGTTTTGTCTAGACTTTTCTTAAGGAATTCAAAATACTCTTTGTTCTCTTCGGTGAGAATCTTTTCAAGTCTTTGTTGATCTGTTTTAAGAGATTGGTAAAGATTTGCTGTAAGTAGCTGTGTGAGTATATCTTGTGAGTAATCATCCAAAACTAATGAATTATTTCCAATACCACAATGGATTCGGAAAATATTATCAATAATTTTTCTTTGACTATCTGTAGGAAGTTTACCTGGCATAGACATAAATTGGTCATCATAGTTGTCAGGTTCAAACAAAAGACAGTGCAGAACCCGTCCCCCAATGAGGTGCGGGTCTGTACCATCCTCCCTTTGTTGCAGCACATAATGATTGTAAAATAATCCAGGTGAGTATAGTAGTTTATTTAAACCACTGTAACTAAAATAAAACTTTTTTTGATAAAACTTCTCTAGCTCATCAGAACCATTCAAAACCATCTCCATTGTTTTCTTCTATTTGATTGTTATTTGATTCTTCTTCTGGTTCCATTAACTCTTCTTCTGTTATAGGATTGGCTATATCTAATGCTATTAACTCTTCCTTGAGTTCATTTCTTTCAATTCTAGATATTGCAGTTTCTATATCTTCATCAGTGATTTCAATATCATCTACTACTTCCGCAACTATATCTTGGCCTACAACTACAACAACATAATCTTCTCTAGATGTATGTATAAAGTTTTCATTGATAACTCTGTTAGCTTCTTCAGATAAAGTGATAGTTTTAACTTTAAAGTATTTAGTATCTCCACGGTCCTCTATTTCACTAGCATATCTTTTCATTAGAATTTCTGCCATCTCAATTGTAAAAACACCTTTGGTAATTAAAGATTCTACAACTTCATCTAGACTAGTATACATATAGTTTTTATCCTTACCTAAAAAACTGAGTAAAGATTTGAAATTTACATGGTTTTTAGTGTGACAGTTACCTATTTGATAAGCATACTCTTTGAATAAGAGTTCCATATATAATAGGCTATCAATATAATTACTATTAGCCATGATTTCCATTGCGAGAATATGATTGTCTGTATCTGAACTCTTAAACATAACAGATAACTGTTCATACATATCCGCATCTATAGTCACTGCATCAGCACCATTGATATATTTTAGCAACTTTGATTCATCATAGATGTCTAAAGAAAGAATAGCCGGAAAAAATGATTTGTACTCATCAATAACTGTTTGCATAGGAGCAGAAGAGTATAGAAAATCTCTTGCAGTTTTTGAAGCTTTTATTAGATGTACATTTTCAGTATTTCTAATATCAGAGGCCGAAGAATAATCTAAAATAATTACATCTTCAGTATACTGATCAAGAACTTCTCTTACATTTTCTGAATAAAATTCATCCATGTGATCTTTTACATCTTCAAATATCTTACGTATTTCTTCTGTAGGTAATCTATATGACCATGAGTTGTTTACCATTTTAGGTCTACTATTTTTACCCGCAAAAATATGTGTAGCATCATCTATATTTCTAACAGATTTAATATCATATTGCATGGTTAAATCTTTCAACTTTACTCGTGGGATGTTAACTCCCGGCAAGAAATAAAGTTTGTCCCCTTTTGTAGGGGTATAATCATCTTTTTTTATTCCTAATACATCATCGTCAGTTAAACTACAGTATAGTGGTTCAACTCGCATGATTATTTCTTTTTCATCAGATTTAATCTCAAATTTTAAATAGTGCTTCATAGGATTAATATAAAAGGGAGAGTTTTACCTCTCCCTATGTTTGTTTTTAATTAAACTAATGGGTTTTTAAAGTGGAAACCGTCTATGTTGATTTACTTTACAGCCATCTTCACCACGTCCTGGTTCATCATCAATTGCCCAAACTTAACTTTATTACCATTGACAATCTCCTTGACCATATAATATCTCAAGTCATTTGTAAATGCATCACAGTCTGTCGTCAGTTTTGCAATTCTGTCAATGATTGGTTTACCTACTGAACCTTTATCAGCTACAGCCAATGAGAAGTTGATGATTCTGGTTGCAATAACACTAGAGATATCAGCACGGAATTCATCACCTTTTCCTACTGCATTAGTAAGAGAGTTCATTACATACTGCTCATCTTTGGTCAGGATGTCTTGTGGACTAATGATTCTATCCAACTTGTTATTAATGAACATAGTGAACATAGAACTAAAATCAGGACCAACAGAACCTTCACCAATCATTTGGATCAACGGTAGATCATCTTCAAACTTTGGAACAGAACTAATAGCATTAAAGAAAGTGGTAATTGCTCTTGGATTTACTCTTTGAGTTACCAATTCTGGATGCATCAACATGAAGTTAATACATCTACCATCAATCTTTGCCTTCTCAGCCCACTTAGCCCATACATCTGCATCATATTTCAACTCAACAGAAATAAATCTTGTCTTCTGAGCAACATCTAGACTGGTTACATTATAGTCACCATTGTCTGGATTAGTAGTCAAGATGACATGCCAGTTCTTTGGTAGCTTCCAAGAAACATATTCTTGTCTATCCAAAATCTCCATCGTGGCTTGCATAAATCTTTGATCAGCACGAGTATAATCATCAAGAATCAAGAAACCACCTTCACCTTTACCCTGAATCCAATCAGGAGCAGCATGACTCATTCTTTTATCTACAACTTTATAACCTTTTGCACTTGCTGCAGCTATCTGAGACTCATTAATCCAAGTAGTCTTACCTTCTGCATTCTGAATCTGAAATTCTTTAACCGGGAAACCTACCAAATCACCTAATTCCTCTAACTGAGACAAATTAAGTTTTACAACGTCCATTTGCATTTCTTTACCCAACTGTATGATTGCAGAAGTCTTTCCTAATCCTGCATCACCTTCAATATTGATAGCCACAGGAACTTTTCCTTCAGACTGAATATGCTGGTTATTCTTAACCATGTGTTTGATAAAAGATTTTAACTCTTCAACGTTTAACTGTACTTGATTCATAACTGTTTTTTTTATAATTCTAATTTAATCACTTTGCCCGGTAGGTCATTATTCATAGCAGATCTCTCTGATATTACCCAAAGAACATTACCCTTTGGTTTTACTGTTGCATAACATTCACCATCAGTAAAATATATCAGGCTTGTATATTTTCTTAGGTTTTCATTATAATATTCTAGGACGGGATCAAATTCAGTCCCACCTCTTCCATGAACATTAAGATCTTTCTGACCTTTGTAAGGTTCAACAGATTTGATATTTGTATCACATTGAATCACAGTAATGTCTACTCCACATTTATAGATATGGTGCATTTCTGACATAAATTCTATCAACTCATCATCATTTACAGAGGCTGAAGTATCAATAGCCAACAACATGTGTTGTCTCATCTTAATCTTCAGACCTGGATTATCACTGAATCTACGGTTCTCTTTTCGTCTGATTTTCTTAGTAAATACTCTTGTACTTACACCTGTAAATCTTCTGATGTAACCTCTCCAATCAAATTTAGGTGGAGTAATTTCATCTATGACAATAACTCCTTCTATCTCACCAGGAACTGTACCTCTTTTCTTGATAGTCTGTTCTTTAGCATCAGATAAAACTTTCTGAAGTTGCTTATCAATCAGCTTCTTTTCTGCTTCAGTAAGATTTTCAAACTCTTCCCAAGTATCATGATTAGGAGTATTTCCGTTTTCAATATCTTCTAGAAGACCGTCCATTTTAGCACATCCACAAGAACCAGATTTATCTTTCTCATCTTGAAGTTGCTTCAATTTGTCATAATAATATCTGGCACCGGCTTTTCTATCAAGATTTAGGCTATCATCATAGTTATCTATATCAATACCACCTTCAGGAAGATAATCCTTATCTATGTATTGATTAATTTCCATATCCATTGCAACATTAGCAAGTCTCTTATCAGTAAACTTAAAGAATGTAGTCAAGTGACCAAAAGCGATATGAAGTAGCTCATGTTTCAGTAATCCTAATCTATGGTCTTCAGATAGACTTTCCCAAAATTCAGGATTAATAGCAAGTTGATAGTTAATACCATTCTTACTTACACCTGCAGTAGGGACACGTTTACTGTCCCATAATTTATTTAGCATAATCAAAAAGAACCCATAATATGGCTCTTTCAACATTAGCTCTTTACTTGTTTTACTTAGACTTTGTTGCTTGTCCATTTTCTTTAAGTTTAATGTTAATTTCAAAATTATCTACGGGATACCCAATCTGTTCTAACATAGAAGTCATATCTCTGACAAAGTATTCCATGAAAAGCTCAATTGAGTTTTCAGAACCTTTATTCTCTATGATAAGACTTAATGTTCTGGGTCCCGTAAGGTTACTTGCAGAGACAAAACTATTTACATGTCCTTCAAGTATTGAACCAAGAGGGGAACAGTTAGTTTTCCAACTTTCCAAGTTGTGACCTCCGTATTTAAATAATACAAGTAATTCTCCAATACTCTTTTTAGTATTGATATTTCTCAAAGTCTCAAATGCTATAATGTGATTATCTGCATCTTCAGATTTCAACATCATCATAAGATTTCTTGTTTCTTCTTTGTCAAAAATCATAATCTTGATATTACTAAATAATTTGCATATGCATCTTCATATGTCTTAGCCCAGATTCTGTAGCCATCAATTATAAACAGTTGTTTTTCCATCAGTCTTCAATTTTATAACCTAATACTTTTGTTACATATTCTTTATACTCTGCTCTAGTCAGTATATGAAGACCTTCATAAGCTTCTTCATTATCAAATAACTTTTTTATAGTCATTAATACATTAACAGTATCCATATACATACTACCCATAAATGAAGCTTCTGTACTAAATACAAGTGGATCTAAACCAACATTAGTAGCTTTTGTATCCCCATCTTTTTTACATTCAAATTCTATAAATAATTCTTTTTCATCAGAATTTGTTTCATTTCTAAAAACTATTTTAATCTTTACATCTTCCATTAGTCTTCTATTTTAAATAAGTGTATACCAAGTTTAAGATCTTTTATTAATTTTTCACTAAACGGTTTTTTAATAGTAGGATGCCTGCTTTTATCATCTAATACTAAACCATCTTTCCCATTTTCATCTTTAGTAGCAAACGCTACATATATTTGATGACCATTATATTTATCTTCAGTTAGTATATCACCTCTTTCAAATGGTGAACCTTCAGGTATCTGATATACTCCCGTTACTTTTATGTAACTACCATCTTCTATTACAGTATCCACTGTAAATATGTTGATTCTTTTTTCCATTAGTCTTCAATTTTAAGTGTTCTTACCATCCATTCTGTAGGTGTATTAATGTTATCCACCCATTCTTTTGCAGTAGGAATGTAATTATTACAATCCTCCTTGACATGCTGTTCTCCTACATATCTTGTGTATACAGTTTTACCAGCAGAGTTGACAAAAGATACACCAAATACCTTCTCACATTCAAAGATACCTTCAGCATGATGTCTAAACATCCTATGCTTACTGTGAGCTATCCATGCTTTAGTAGCGTCAAACCACTCATGAATGTGATGGTAATCTTCAGGTATACCCCCAAACTTTCTAGTTGATGATTTTGAATGTTCCCAAGGATGTGCCATTACTTTTCAGCTTTACTTAACAAATCACCTTCATGCTGATAATCTTCAGTTTCAGTAATTCTGATGTGACTGTTTACAATGTATTTTCCTGAAGGAACACAAATACATAATTGACCCCAACCACCTTCATTATTCCACCAATCTTCAATGTCAT